GAGGTAACGTTCAATCCAGTCTTTGTATTTCCAGGCTGAGGTTTCCCGGAACCAGACTTCATAATCCACCCAGTACGCCTGGAGCATGTTAGTGGTTTGCGGCATGTCGAAGTAGGTTAAATTACAACGCTCGTTAAGTGCGGGTTCGTGGTTTTTAGCATCCTGAATAGCAACATTCACTCTCTGAAAAACATCGAACGGAATACATTCCTGTTCCGGGTCGGAGTTATTGAGGTTGTTGAGGATGAAACGTACCCGCATGGTTGCCCGTCCTTCGCCGATGCGCTGCTGCTGGACGAGGTAGCGGACATTGACGAAATGGACGAAGATAGCGGGGAACGCTACTTCCATTCCCATGTTGGTGTCCCGGATGATACGAAGGTATTGTCCGTTGTCTATGGCAATGGTTTTGAAGAACGGGGGCGATAGCGGGTTTTCCGGATCTTCCCGGATAGTGAGTATCGCTCGTTTAACGGCATAGTACATTTCTGCAAAAGGATTCTTTTGCACTGTTTCGGGAGTCTGGATAGTCGGCTGTTCCGGCGATTCGACTGGCTTTTCGGGTTGTTTCTTATCTTTAATCATTTGGGAAATCCATCAAATATTTTTGGCACGAATAATTTGTTTATAGCATCAAGCAGTTTGGGGCTGTGCCCTATAAATTGTCTATGCACCGGACGTTTGAGCGAGTTTTTACGCACTGTATATAATCCGAACTTCGGATCGGTGTTGTGTACGGCTGCGTAGTTCTTGTATTTTCCTTTTTTCTTTCCACGATGCCCATCCATGGTCTGACTTTCTTCTTCCGTCCAGATGTCGTAATGGTAGCGTCGGCGGTAGTCCCGTTTTCCGAACGTGCTGTATGCACCGAGTTCGCTTTTTTGTCCTTTGATTTTACTTTTCAATTCTCCACTGTCAATCAATACCGGATGCGTGAATTTCTTTCCCCACTTGGAAGTACGGGGTGCCCATTTTGTTCCGCTGCCGTAAAAACCACCTTCGGCAAAAGAGGTACGAAAACGACTCAGGGCATATTCTCCGGCCAGGGTGACAAAATCCTCGGCATTCTTTGCCAGCAGGCTATGGAATGGACGAACATCTTTGCCACGGGCCCATTGGTTACAAAATTCATCCAGTGTTATTGCAGGCATACTATTCCGAATTTGTTTTTAATGCGTTGTTTGATTTTCAGAGCTTCTACCGGCAGTGTATGTGAGAAATACGGGTGAGCCGGTGAGAATATCCGTCCACCCGTTGCCAGACTTTCAGCGAATATCGGGTTTACCTTTCCCTTAAAATCGGGCTTTACCAGAGCACCATAAACAGAACCGAAACCATTTGCTGTCAAGAAGCACCGGCAACCCCATTCTATCGGTGGAATGAGTTCGGGCGGAAATTCACTTTTAGGATAGGATACTCCTTCATGCGACAGATGCCAGGGCCTGACCCGTTCGTCAGACTGCGTATTGAATGTAATAATGGTTTCGGCAGAGGTTCCCATCCACCATGCGGCGATAGTGGCCGCATGAAGAACCTGACTGTTCTCTGTTTCCGCATAGGTTTCGTTATATTTCCGACAAACTTCTTCGTAAGTTTCCATATCATTCAAATCAAGTTCGTCGGGCAACTCCCGCATCATAGCTGTTTCCTCGGCTGTGGCGAAATCGACCAGATTGTCGATAGCGGCTATCAGGGTGTCCCGTTCGGATTCTTCCCTTGCCGTTATATGGTTGTTGCCCCCTTTCAGTATTTCCAAAGCCCGGTCAAAATCTATCCGTAAACCGGAAAGTGCCCGGTCAATCAGGAAAGATGCCCGGAAGGTAACGATGTCATCGAATACCTCCCAGCGTTCGGCACTGTTCTCGAAGTTATAGACCATGCGGCGGAACGCATCGAGAATCAGCAAATACTCTTCCCGGCTTTTGTCTTCCTGTTTTATTTCTACTCTTTCTGCCATGTAATTACTCTTTAAGAAAGTTGGCTATCCGGCTGCCTCTGGAATGACCGTAGCGCCTAAAATACTCTTCGTCCGACATAATGCCTCTGTCATGGGTTCCTCCAGAGGGAACAGGTGTTCCGGTTCCTGCTGCCCCCATTGTGGGGACGACGTTGAGTTGTTTTCCCACGTTGATACCGAACTCTTTTTCAATTTCGTCGGCACTGACTTCGTATTTATCTGTGATTAACTGATAGAGCTTGATTCTATCTTCGTTATTCATTTCAATCCTGTTGGAATACTTAAATTCCAATCCATCAGGAATATAGTCCATTGCGACCAGACGAGGTATAATTTCTTCGTTCATCACATTTTCGATAAACCTGCGATATACCTCGATCCTGTCTCTGAAAATGTCCTGATGGGCTTTCGTACTTCCAACGTAACTTTGCATACCACCTGCCATTGATTCAGAACCCAATATCAAATTGGCAACTTCTTTATTGGCAAATTCAATCAGCGAGGTATAAATTTTCTCGCTGTTGCTCATTGTGAAGGTCTTGATGTCTATCTCGTCGTCTATCCCCGTGATTACCACTTTGTTTTGTGCGGCGTTGGCTATATCGTTCGCCAGGCGTTTACGGTCGCTGTTACTTTCTGAGATGGTCTTCCCATGGATAATCGGTTGCCCATACGTGCTCCCAAAGTTGACATAATTTGCGACGGTAAATTTTTTCGCCAAGATAAGAGGTGTTGTTGCTGAAAATAAGCCGATTGTGCCGGAATTTATCAAAATGTAGTTTTGATTATATGCAGGCGAGGCTATATTCCAGTTGGGCAACCAAATGCCTTGCCGTTTGACCACGGTGTACTGGTCGGGCAGTACGTTTCTCCGTTCAATCAGATTGACTTCTGCCAATTTTCCGGTCTTGGGATCGATATAAGGCATTATCTCTATCAGCGTGTAGCCGTAGAGTTTGGATTCAACGATTCCTCTGACAATTTTATCGAATTGTGTGCCTTGAATTTTCTGTGTGTATTTTACGTCTTTGATGTATTTTCCTTTTTCATTGATCCGGGCCAGCATGTACCGGTCTCCTAAGATTTGGGATTCCAACGTCTCTACGACGGAGCGTATATGTGCGTCCTGTTCGAGGCAGGCTTCGTAGAGGTCTATTAACCGGGAACGGTCGTCCAGTATCGTTCCTAACGTAATGTCTTGTCGAACTGACTTATAACGATTGTTCCTTTCGATTTCGCGAACGTATTCGACGATAGTTTTTTTGGAAGTGCGAAAGATGCTTTCCAACAGTTCTCCATTGAATGAGTTTTCGGATGTAACTACTTGCATTTATTGTTATTTCGTACAGAATACCTTTATCCGAAAAAAAATGTTGATGGCATTATTTACTTACACATCGGATTGGTTGTATTCCAGTCGGAGACAGGGTGGGAAATTTTCATTTTGTATGTACATTGAAATAGTATCATTGTGTGCGTTATTGTGCTATAATTAGCTGAAACACAAATATTTAAAGAGCTAAAAACTTAAATTTATTACGTGTTTTTATCTATATTTGCAGCAGTAAATTTAAAACAAAGTGGAAGTTATGAATGAAAGTTAGAACAAAAGCTCCATTTACTGTAAAGTACATGGAGTTCCCGGAATTGCTTTTCGGAACATCCGAAAAAGGGTTAATCTATTTTGACGCAACGACTTACATCGCTGAAAAAGGTGACAGTAAGAAGCATTCGGCAATTGATTTCGCCCGAAAGTTTTCTTTTTGGTTCGAGAGTGTAAAGGATATTTACGAGATACCGGACTACGAGATTATGGTAACGGATGAGGCAACGGGGCACGTATTAATTGATCAGTCTTTGGCCTTGCTTTTCGTCGGCTATATAGATCCAGCTTTCGGGGTTTATATGACAGAGAGGATGTCAGAACTATTTCTGGATGGTGTTACTCTTTCGGACACTCGTATTGTACAGGCAATCAGAAACAGATTAACGAAAGACGAATTACTTAAATTGATAGACGAATGAAGAGAAGTCCATTTCATCAACCTAAGCCCGTTCTGATATTTAACGGGGCTTACATCTTAGTCGGTATAACCCGATCTATTCGAAGCGCCTCAGAAATATCCAAGACTAACGCGCAGGCGATATCGTTTGCCTGTACAGGAAGATATATTTCGGCAGGCAGTTTTTATTTCAGACATATTCATCCGGACATTGAGATTGAAATTACGGATTTGGATACGTTGAAATTGCAGGATTATGACCAGATGTGTCATGTTGAAAGACGCTATCATTCCGTCCGGGAGATGGCAAGACGTAAAAAGATAAATGACCAGAAATGTAAAAACAACCATATTGAAAATAACGACCATGATGACAAATGATATTTTAAAGAGCTTGATTTTTGAGGAGTCATCCATTCGCGCGATACTCCATGAAGACGAAACCGTTGTTTGGCTTTGCCTGAATGACCTGTTGAAAGCATTAGACCGTGTATGTATGATGGATAGCGGTCAGGCGATGCGGATTTGTAGAACCTCTTTCCGAATAGCTTTCAAAGAAGGGGGGCGTAACCGCTGGGGAGTGAAACCCTACGACGTGCATAACCTGCTTCAGGTTATCCGAACGGAAAACGGTAAGATTGCAAAAGTATGTGATCGTATGCAGGAATGGATTAATGGATTGCCTGTAGGTATGGAATCGAATATATCAGTCAGACCATCCATTCAATCCCAAACGAGGGAAGCAATCATTTTCAACTATCAAGACAAGTTTCCAATTACTTTTAAGACGGATGGCGGAAAAACGATGATTAATGCCACGCAGATGGCCCGTAGTTTCGGTAAGTTACCAGCGGAGTGGTTACGTCTCGCAGCGACACAGGAGTTCAGAGAGGCACTTGTACGTCGAGGAGATTCAATTTCTTTGGGAAGTCAGATTATGACTACCCGTGGAAACACCGGGGCGACCTGGATTGAGGAATCGCTTGCCATGGAGTTTGCCCGTTGGTTGTCCCCGGATTTTTCTGCCTGGTGTAACAGTCGTATCGAAGAATTAGTAACCAAGGGTTACGCATCGATGCCGGTTCATCGCAACCGTTGTTCCAGTTTCAGTGAGGCCGTGAGTAATTTCCCCGTTCCACAGAATTTTGAAGAGGCTTTGATGTTGGCTGCGGACCAAGCGAAAAAGATTCGTGAAGACGAACCTAAAGTTGCTTTTTATAAGGAGTACGTGGAAGATCGGAATTGTTTTAAGAGCGGGCGAATTGCCGAGGAGCTACAAATTACAACTGTCCAGTTGCATCGTTTTCTGGCAGAAAATAATATCGTGAAGTTTGAAAAGAAGCAATGGGTGGTTTTCACTCCTTATCAGGCTTTGCAATGTGACGTGCCGTATATGTGGGAGAAAAAGAATGGTAAGGTTTATCCTACCGGTAGCGTTAAACGGTGGACTCCTGCCGGTCGTGAGTATATTCTTGAGTTATGGCGCTCCAAACATCCGGAAGAATATTAATATGGGGGAAAGTATCATTCATAAAATAATCCGTAAGACGGGACGCAAACCCAGTGCCTGTAAATGTGAGGCTTGCCGTAACCAATGCCGTACTCCTTGTTTAGGTACACCGGAGGATATATTACGGTTGATAAAAGCCGATTACCGGGATAAACTTGCTGTAAGTTTCTGGTGTGTGGGTATGCTTTTGGGACGGATGAGACACCCTATTGTCATGGTGCAGATTGTCACGACAGAGGAAGGCTGGTGTGTTTTTTATCACGATGGATTGTGCGAACTTCATAATAAGGGCCTGAAACCTACGGAAGGACGCTTATCTCACCACTCAATCACAAAGGAAAATTATAGTTTCAGTAAAAGTTTGGCTTATAATGTGGCGAAAGAATGGCTGGCAGAAGAAAATTTACCTGTGATTGAAGAGGTATTCAGTTATTTCGAGGATGGGTAGCAATAAAAAAGTTCCGGATTAAACTAATTGCTCCCAGTTGAACTAATCTTGCCTTAGTTTACACTAATTAAATTCAATGGTATGAAACTAAAGCGAACAATGACGTATGAGGAAATGGCCGCACACATGGCTCAACATTCCTTTAAGCACATCAACCGGGTGAACGTCGGGAAGTATGCCCGTATGAAAGGGTTTCAGGTTTACAAATGGATGGTGGACCGGCAGCGGCATTTCTGTTATGTGAATCCAAATTTGCAGGAATAAGGGAAGGCGATTTCAAAAGGAAAGGAGATGTACGGCAAGGCTACATCTCTTTTTTGTAACATACTGGTTGATGGTATTATATTCCGATTACCTTAATTCCGGCAACTACCATGTATTATATATATATTATAATATTATCTTTATAAAAGGAACTTATAAAATCAATACAACCAAATAGACCGCAAGGGATATTTGGTTGTCATTAGGGGTATAAAAGTATAATCTGAACGAAGTGAAGATTATTACTTTTATACCCCTTTCTCTCTTCTCTTTCTTCATAGTTTCCACTTGTGGGAACTATGAAGGACTCCTTTTGAAGTATTCTTGTTATTACGAGCTTCAAGCCACTTCCAGTATCACACTTCAAGCAGAAGACTGCTAAGGTTATTACTCAAACCAGCTATTTTCCCAGGTTCTTAAAAAAGTCTTTTTCTTATTCCTTTCCGTTCCTGACGTGCCCGCGTCCACGTACCCACGCTCCTCAGCTTCCCGAAAAAACTTTTTTGTTTTGAAATGCCTATTCTGCCGCAAAGTAAATTTATGGATACGGAAAAATTTAAAAACATAGTCGGTGAAGCTAAAAACGGGGGAATCGCGACGATCCGTTTTTTTGGCAAAGTAACAGAAGACTCTACCACCCAGTTTAATTATGAATTTGATTATCTGGAGAATGTAGTCCGTCCTTCCCTAATCCGGGTACTTATCAATTCCGAGGGCGGTTCTGTGCTGTACGGCATGGGTACATACTCTACCATTCAGAACTCGACGGTTCCCACGGAGTGTATCATCGAGGGTATGGCCGCCTCTATGGGTTCGATTATCTGGGCAGCCGGAAATAAGTCTTTGATGCGAGATTATTCCATTCTAATGATTCACAACCCTTTCCAGCCCGATGGCGAAGAAGAAAAAGAGCCTTCGGAACTGGTGAAGGCTTTTACCAAGCAAATTGAAACCATTTATCGCAAGCGCTTCGGTTTGAAGGCCGAGCTTGTCAGGGCAATCATGGACGGGGCGGCAGAGAAAGACGGAACTTTTTTCGATGCAGCCGGAGCTGTCCGGGCGGGAATTATCCCGGCAGAGAGTGTGTTGCACACCTCCAAGCAGATTTGCGAACGTGTAAAAAACGAGTTATCGGGGGTTGAAGATGTTACCCGCATTCAAACTTTGATGACTGCAATCAGTGCTTCCCTTCCGGCGGAAGAGGGCAATAAACTTTTTGATGAAGAAACCACTAATCTACACGAAATTAATAAGAACATGAGTACAGAAAAGACAAATTCACTGGAATACGCTGCCGTTGCAGCTACGCTTGGGTTAAAAGACAATTATGAAGTGAAGGATGTAATGGCCCGTCTGAATACTCTGGTATCGGTTGAAGCGAAGTTGAAAGAGACGGAAAAGTCCCTCACGGATGCCCAGACCGTGATAGCCGGAAAAGATGCCACTATCACCAATTTACAGAAAGACCTCACCACCGCCACGGCATCGCTTTCGGCTTACCAGCAAAAAGAGGCAGCCGAAAAGAAAGCGAAAAACGAGTCTGTTATCGAGGCGGCTATCGAAGCCGGTAAGATTACCCTTGAATCGAAAGAGGGTTGGCTGGCTATGGCCGAGAGCAATCCGGAACTGGTGGAAAGGACACTGGCTTCCATTCCGAACCGGGAACAGATTTCGAAAGAGATTGCCAATGATCCGGCGAATATCCAGGCAGCGGCAGGCGCATTGAAAACCGCCGAGGACAAGATAGCTGAAAAGGTGACGCAGGTCGTGGGTGAAAACTTCGAGTTCAAGAAGATACAGTAACTTCTACCTTTATTATATGACGTGTTGCCCGCTGGCAGACACAACACACGTATTGGCGCATACGGTAGTGCAGATTAAGCTGAAGATCAACGAATAATCAAAAAACTACCATAACAATGGCTGATACAACAACTTTTTTGCAAAACGGGTATAATGGCGAAGTCTTAGAAGATTTAATCTCCTATACCGCGCAGGGTAACGACACTTTCAGAGAAGGTCTTATCCATATCAAATCGGGCATCCAGCACAAATACACGCTGCCTGCCATCAAGTTAGGCGACATTATCCAGGATAATGTTCCGACCCCTACCAGTAACCACGGGAAGAAAGGTGAAAACGGAGAGAACGAATACACCTTTACAGAGCGTTATCTGGAGCCCTCCGATTTTATGATTTATCTCGAATTTAATCCTAGAGACTACGAAAAATACTGGAAGTTCGCCCAGCCCGACGGAAATCTGGTTTTCAGGGAATTAGACCCCAAGATTCAGGCTACGATGCTCCGTTTGCTAATGGATAAGAAGAACGAGTACATCGGAAATGCTATCTGGACGGCGGCTAAAGGTGGAGCGGCAAATGCCGGTATCACTGCTCCGGCAGATTCTATTCAAATCGGCAGAGGTAAAGAAAAATATTTCGACGGCATCATTAAACGAATCATTGATAATGTCAATGCCACGGATGCTGCAACTATCGCGGGGGGACAGTGTATCGTGTCCGGCAATACGGAACTGACCGACGGTGCGGCTGTTGAGAAGGCCCTTTACGCCATGTGGAAAAAGTGCCCTAAACAGATCCGCAAAAAGACAAGCCTTGCATTTGTAATTGGCTGGGACGCTTGGGATGCCTACGACCAGTACATTTCCGACAAGCAGGTGAAATATTCTGAAAATACCGAAGTGAACCGTTACCGCTTCAAAGGCAAGAGAATCATACCGATTGTAGGTATCCCCGAACATACGATTACGTTGGGAGAGTTCAACACCGGCATGGAGTCGAACCTCTGGATGGGTGTAGATTTTGCCAACGACACTGAAGTCTTGAAAGTAGACCGTCTGCAATCCAATTCCGAATTATTCTTTTTCCAGCTTAGGATGAAAATGGACGTAAATATCGTGCGTCCGGGAGAGATTGTCATTCATACGGCTTACAAGAAAACAGTCTAAAACCATTTTATCAAATTCTTTAATCACAGGGAGGTGGAGCAATCTCCATCTCCCTTTTTTAATTCATCATTTATCATGGCTAAACAAAAAAATCCCATAGAAACACAGCTCCCGGAGGGGGCTGAATCCTTTCAACCAATTGACACCGATACATCAATTCAGCCGTCCGAACCGCAACCGCAAGTTGTTCCACCCGCTGAAAAAGGGAAAGAGAAACCAGGTGAGCCGGAACCGGATAGCTTCGTTCTTGGCGTACTTCAATCATTCCCGGCTCACGAGGCATTGTACGTGGACCGTCACGGAGGAGCCTATACTCCCGACACTCCCGCCGCTATCCGAGGGGATGCCGTACTGTACAAAAATCCATTCTTCAAATCTAAAAATCAGTAATTTATGGCAATAGGAAACGTAATTATAAAAGACACCGACGGGAATATCCCTTACAGCGGTGCATCCGGTCAGGAAAAAGTGACCGGGTTGCTCTTCGACGTGTCTATGCAACCCGACCTTTTCAGGGAAGGGTACGGCAAGAATAACGAAGGGAAGTTGAAACTCAATGATGTACTTTACATCACGAACTTCAAATCGGCCATTCAGGATTTCGGTATTATCGAACGTGTTGAAACAACGGAAGAAGACGAGAATAATGTAAACTTTTTCCATGGTATTCCGGCATATCACATCCGTGAGTTCTTCCGCATGAGCGGTAATGTCGATGGCAACGGGAAGCTGTACGTCATGTTTGCCGACTGTTCCGCTTCGTGGGATGCCATCGATGTTATGCAACGAGTTGCCGGTGGGCTGATTAACCAGTTGGGTGTATGGACCGAGCAACCGCTCTGGAAATTGAACGGTGCGGAAGAGAAGTACAATCTGAATATTGTCAAGACGCTAAACGACAAGGCTGTAGCAATGGCCGACCTGCACCAGCCTCTTTCGATTGTGTTGTGTGCCAATCCGTCTAATACCGGCAGTGACACCAGCGACGGCAAGCAAATCGACCTGAATAAAATACCGACCGCAATATGTGAAGCGAGCCGCATCAGCGTGATATTCGGTCAGGCCCGTTGCGCTCCGGTTTCCATGATGCAAAAGCGAAACGTGAATAATACTCCGGTAGGGTTCCTTGGGGCTATGATGGGAGCAATCGCCCGTGCCAATGTTCACGAATCGGTAGCCTGGGTACGCACGTTCAATCTGTTCGACGATAATTTCCAGAATATCGAGCTTGGTTTCGGAGATATTAATCTGACCGCCGATGAAGATTTCACGAGCTTGAACATGTACGAATCGCTTTCGCCCGTGTTACTGGATGACCTGGACGAAAAGGGGTATATTTTCCCGATAAAATATTCAGGGAGAGAAAACGGTATTTATATCAGTAAAGACCAGACCTGTTCCGTGGGGGATTATCGCACAATTGCCCGTAACCGTACTATCAACAAAAGCCGCCGGGCTGTTCGTGCCGCTTTGTTGCCTTACGTGAACAGTCCACTTATGGTTAATCCGGCTACCGGATTTCTGGCTCCCTCTAAAATCTCCTCTTTCAAGACTTTAATCGGTGACATACTGGCAAAGATGCAAGCGGCACAAGAAATTTCTGGTTATGCCGTGAATATCGACGCTAATCAGAATGTGCTGGTTGACGATACGCTGCGCATCAGCTATGTCATCGTGCCGGTCGGTGTCGCCGTGAAAATCTATGTCGAGGAAGGCTTATCACTAACCGCTAAATAATCGCAGAATATGGCTATAATTAATAACGTTGCGTATAGCTGGTCGATGATTACCCTTGCATCGACAGCCCTCGGTATCGAGGAAGGAAGTAGTACGCTTGAAGGGGTTTCCGGTATCAAATGGAATAAAAAGAGAAAAATCGAGAGCAATTACGGCATGGGCGGAAAGCCAGTGAGTCGCGGGTTTGGAAACATAAGTTACTCTGCATCAATCACTATGGACTATGCTACCCAGCAAATGCTACGCAGCACTTACGGCAGTTTGATGGATATAGGCGAATTCGATTTGATAGTCAGTTTTGCCAATCCGATGGCGAGTGACGATTGGACGACAACGACGGTCACGTTGAAAGGTTGTATTTTCTCGGAAGACGGTTTAGAGTCGCAGCAGGACGATACCAATATTACGAAGGAGTTCGATTTGAACCCGTTTGACATTGTAATCGGTGATGGGGACACGATTTAAAGTTAAAACTGGGAAGCGTTACTTTTTTACGGTAACGCTTCTTTTGTTTATGGAGTAAAAAGGCTACTTTTGCAGTCTTTTGAAAATTAGCAAATTATACATTTATATATGGTAGAAATTACTGAAGAAAATTTTCCGAAGTTAATCGGTTCGGAATTGCCCTTGGTCATTGACTTTTGGGCTGAGTGGTGTGGTCCTTGCAAGGCTCTTGCTCCTATGATGGAAGAATTTGCCCGTGAATATGACGGGCGGGTGATTATTGGTAAGTGTGATGTGGAGGAGAATAATGATTTGGCGGTACAGTTTAAGATACGGAGTGTGCCGACGATATTGTTTATCCGGAACGGTGAGGTGGTGGATAAGGTTGTTGGGGCGGTGAGCCGGGAAGAGATTGGAAAGAAAGCAAGAAATATGAGTTAGATACAAACATCATACAAGCCAGGCTGTCTCTGATAGGATGAGACAGCCTCAATAATTACAATGCAAAAGTGGGAGATTTATTTTCCCCACATTCTTGGAGAAGTACTAAAAGTCACACAACATTTTATTCGACGCTCAAGCTCCTTTAGTACAAAATCTATATAAGGAACTAATTCGCTTTTTGCGACCGTTCCGCAACCTCTAAATTCAAAAATAGGCCAATCTCCGTTTTCTGAAAAAGTGTCCCCTAATGCAGAAATACTAAGTTTTTCACCCATTGCATTAGCCAAGTACGTAGGATCATCGGATACTTCTTTTGTTCCCTCATTTAATTTAATTAAATATTGATAAAGCTCTCCTATAGTACCAGCATGTTCGCTTATTTGTTTGGCTGAATAGTAAGATAATCCGGACAACGCCTCTATAATGATAGGTTGAAGTTTTTTATCAAATTTTGCAAATATAGCACCAAAAGAAGTTCTATTCATTACATACATCTTTTGTTTTGGGTCACTCTTAGCTGGAACTGGTCCACACCCCTCAGTCATTTTTTGGAATAACAAGACAAAACACATTATTTGTTTATATTGGATTCCATTTATGCCTTTTGAGTTTAACACATGGTATGCCCCCTCTACTATACTTCCCTCCATAGTCATATAATCCGTTTCGTATATAAATTCCAACGGACAGCTACATGTAACATGTACCATTAGTTCCACTTTTGTTTTTTTACTGGAGGTGGTAGCCGTAATTTCTTCTTTGGTTTTATACGGGAGAGATGACAAAAAATTATTTATATCAATTCTGTCAATTTCACTTGCTAATTCTGCTCCAAAGTTCTTTAATCCTTTAACTGGAAAGAATTTATGGTTTAAAACCAATTCTACTACCACAAGTTCGTTGCCCCGTCCGCTAAATCCAGTCCGAGGGTCCAATGTTACATCTACTTTTTCGTCTAATATTTTTCCCAAAGAAACTCCCTTAATAACCCCCTCTTCTACTGGACCAGTTCCTAAATTTAATGTTACTGTAGGCGTAGATAGTTCGAATTCCATCCCTAAACAATCAGGTACAGTTGGCATAATTTCAAATTTTAAGTTTTCCTACTCTATCGTCGGCTTTTCGGAGGACGCCGTTTGTTGTGTGAACTTACGGTGGGAAAGGTAGAGAATTAAAAGGAAAGAGGGAAAAAGGATTTCCCAATGATGGGATTTTCTTTCCGAATGGATGTTGAAGGGTGGTCGAAAAGGATTGAATAAACTATTGAAAGGGTATTCCTCTATTCTGTGCCAAAGAATAAACGGAAAACAGATAAATGGACGTAACTTTTGAAGGAAATTCGAGTACCGGCAAAAATGAATGGCTGACACCGCCGGAATTATTGGCAAAGCTGGGAGATTTTGACTTGGACCCTTGTTCCCCTATCAACCGACCGTGGCCGACGGCAGCAAATCACTACACGATTAAAGATGATGGATTGAGACAACCGTGGTTTGGACGGGTGTTTTGCAATCCACCCTATGATACGGCTTTGATTGCACAGTTTATAGAACGTTGTGCCGAACACCGGAATGTGATAGCACTGACCTTTGCCCGGACAGAAACGAGGTTGTTTCAGGAATTGATATTCAAAAAGGCACATTCAATTTTATTCATTAAAGGCAGATTATCTTTTCATCATGTAAGCGGTGAACGTGGCGGAACTGCCGGAGCACCGTCGTGTTTGATTTCATTTGATATAAAGAATAGTGAAGTACTAAAGAATTGCGGTATTCAAGGAAAATTTGTTTTGCTATAAAACTTTTTTTCCGGAAAGCAGGTAGTCTGAGGCTGAATCATAATTTTAGAAACAATGGAAGAAAAAACACTCACGCTCGCTCAGGAAGAGCAAATCAGAAAAAAGGCTTTGGAAATCAAAGCGGAGAAGAAACTCAGAAAAGTCTATCCGATGGTGGTCTGGGGCGATCCGGATTGTGAAGAGAAAGAAGTGTATGTCGCTTATCTCGCCGAACCGACCTTTCCCCAGTTCTCAAAATTTATGGCCGCTTCCAAAAAGGATGAGGTGACTGCCATGCGCAGCCTTGCCAGAGATTGTTTTCTCGACGGGGATAAGGAACTGGTAGATAATGAATCGCTGTTCCTGTTCGGTTTAATGGGACAGTTATCGGAAATCATCACTACCCGCCAATCCACGCTGGTAAATTTATCCAAAGCTGGGAAGTAAAGGATGAACAACGGATACGCCAGCGGGCGATTTATATCCGTCACTACTTTCCCGGCGTCAATTTGAATACCATCTCGGATGAAGAGTTTGCGATGCTTTCCGAAGAGGCTCTATGGCTCCATCAACAGATGACCGTAAGCCGGATGACAAACGCTCTTACAACAACAGCTCCTTAATTTATTTCTTGCCAATCCCCTGTCAGCTTTTTTTAGCAGGCAGGGGATTTCTTTTTAATCGGAATTTGCTGTAATGGGCTATTCTACCCGAAATAAAGAAGTATGTCCCAAGAGCAAAACTATCAGGTAAACTATACCATTAATGTAGAGGCCACCGAAGGTACTAAAAAGGTGCAGGCGTTTGCCGATTCGGTGAAAAGTCTGATTCTGGCTAAAAATGATTTGACTCCCGCGATCAAAAACATTCAGAAGATGGTGAATGAAGTTGATAAGATTTTCCGAACAAAAGGCGGAAAGAAGCGGGATTATACTTATAAAATGGATATTAACACGTCGGGAACGGAAGAAAAACTGGGACGTGTGAAGACTTTACTCACAGAAATCGGGGAACTTTCCAAAGGAATCAGTCTGGTTATTAATGCCGGACAAGCCCCATTGGATACCAAGAAAATAAAGTCGAATGCCAAGACTCTTTTAGATAAAAAGTTATCTGAAAGCCGGAAAGCAGAAATTGAAAAAAGTGCGGCTGCATCTGTCAAAACAATGATGGAGACGCAAAAACGCATTACTAAAGCGGTCGGAAAAATCAATGCTGCCCTGGTAACATTGGAAAAAGGCCGTGAAGTCAATATTAAAACGGATGTAGCGAAAGAGCGGTTGAAAGAGTTACTGGGGCTGATGCGCCAGCTTAAAGGTGCTTCCAAAATGACCATGGGTGTGCAAATGGGCTCACCTTCATCCGGAAAGGGGAATGTCCTTGTAGCTCCGCAGACAGCCAATACCCTTTTTCATCCTCCTTTACTATATAATCCGGAAAAGCCTTACGTATTATCGCCGAAGGCTTCGGAGAAATTGCAGGAAAAGCTGGCAACAAACCGGGAATTAGCCAAGCAAAAAGCGGAGCAACGCCGGGCGGACGAAGCCGTCCGGCTCACGACTCAAAAAGCCGTGATTGAAGCGAAGGGGAAAGAATGGGATCGCCAGCGGCAGGTCAAGGCGAACGAAGCTGCACAACGAAAAGCCGCCAGCGATGCGGCACGGGCCATACGCGAGAAAACCCGTTTGGAACAACAAGGCGCCGCCCGTGCAGTGACGGCAGCGCAACGCCAACAGCGGGCTGTCGTCACTGGGCAGACTAATAAGCAGCGGGCAGCTATCAACCGCCTGCAATACGTGCGTACCCCTTCGATCCGTAACCTGCCGATGATGTATATGCTCAACGGCTATGCCATGTACGGTTTCCTGAAATCGGAACTGACGAAGGCTGTCGAGTACACCAACATAATGACCTCCGCCCAGAGTATCCTCCGGGTAGCGGATAATGATTTAACCACTTTCGAGAACCGCTTCACGAAAATGGCTTTGTATGTCCGTAAAATCGGAGTGGAAACCAAATTCACGGCGGTTGAGGTTGCCGGTGCGGTAAAATATTTGAGTATGGCGGGCATGGGAATAGACGCTATCAATGCTTCTATCCGTCCGATTGTCAATCTGGCATTGATTGGCGACAACGATGTTTCCCAGATTGCAGACCTGGCGACCAATATTCAAACAGGCTATGATATTAAGAATACGAGCATGGGCTCGGTGGCTGATATTTTGGCTTCCACTGTTTCCCGGTCGAACGTGAATGTCATGGAAATGGCAGAGTCGTACAAAATGGCCGCCGGATATATGCGTATGGCCGGAGTGGAATTTACAGAGAGTGCGGCAGCTATCGGTATATTAGGAAACATGGGTGTAAAAGGAACCATGGCGGGAACCTCGCTTCGTGCCATGGCGACCCGTTTTGCCAAACCCACCCGTGAATCACAAAAGGTATTAGACCGGTTGGGCATAAAATTCACGGAATACCGGGATATTTACGGGAAGCAAGTAGAGAAACTCCGTCCCCTTGCCGACATTTTCGAAGACCTGAACAAGAAAGGCGCGACCGTCGGTGACATGCAGGCCATTTTCGGCAAAATCGGAGGTAACGCCGCCATGATGTTTGTGCGTAATTACGACCAGTTGCGTACACTTACCGTACAGAACCGGGGCTCACATGGAATTTCGAGCGAACTGGCTAAAGTGAAGCAAGACAATACAAAAGGTCTGTGGGCTCAGGTCACTTCACAGCTTACCGAAAGTTTCATGCAAGGGTACGAAGTCCTGGAGCCGATTATCAAATCGACATTACGTGACTTCCTTGCAAAATTCAGCGCCCCAGAATTTGCCCGTGGACTGACATCTATCGGTCAGTCTATCCTGAATATACTTTCCCTTTTGGGAAGTGTGGCAAGCTGGTTCACCCGCAATTTTCATTGGATTGAGCCACTCCTATTTTCCGGATTTGTAGCGACAAAGTTATTCAAACTGGCCGGAGCACTTACCAACATCGGAATTGCTTTAGGCTTTATCGGTAAACAGTCGGCGGCAGGTTCTGTGATTCAAATGGTGGGCGGTCTGATGGGAGGTGGTAGAGGAATGTCATTTGCAAGTAAACGCGCTATTGTTTCGGCATTGAGCGCAGCCGGGGTTACAGGCAAAGGAGCCATGCGACAGGCATTGCTATCCACCGGCATGGGTGGTATGGTGTCGCGGGGAGCTTTGGGCTTGTTCTCCACGCAGGTAGCTACCGGTAACGGGCTGGTCGGAGCCGGTGCTTCCATCGGTGCGTTAGGAACCACTGCCGTAGCTGCCACAGCCGGGATAGCAGCCTTAGTAGGCGCTCTGGGTTGGGTAGCCTACAAGACGTGGAAAGTGAAAGAGGCGAAAGATGCTGTATTGGAAGAGATTGATGCGAACCGGAAGTACCGTTATCCTTCCATCGATGCACTGAATAAATCTTTGACGGAAACCTACAAGCAGGCCATGAATGCGAAAAAGGCAGTTGAGGAACTGACAGCCGGGAAGTCGATTGAAGAGGCATCCGGTCAGAAGATCGGTGCATTTACCGGGAACTGGTGGACGGCTTTTCTTTCTTCTTTCGGTGCTGCCCATTCCGGACAGTACGGCGGTCCGCAATACGACGATTTTTACAACTTTTCCGACGCCAGGCAGGACGATACCCGTGAAGCTATCCGGACACTTGCCAAGAAAGACAGCCAAGGTCGTGTCAATTCGGCTTATGCTGAATTAGGAAAAGCCCGGACGGATATAGAAATCGGTGCGTTTATCCAAAACATCCGAAATAAGTTCGGTCAGGATGAAAAGAACCTGGATAATACCCTTTGGACGAAAGACCGGAACGGCAAAATCATCTACAAGAAAGGTGTCGGTGAGATGAAGGAAGCGGATGCCTACAAACTGTATGATTATGCGGTGTACATGAATACGAAGGTAGTGCCGGAGATTTCAAGGATAGCCGAGGAATACCGGAGAATCATGTCGTCACCGGCTAATGCTGAAGCTACTTTACGAGCCAACGGCTTTGATTTTGACCTGCTTACCAAAAATGGTTTCTATCAGGATAAGGAAGGCCGTTGGGTACAAAAGGCTTTGGGAAAGAAAGCTACGGACAAAGAGCGGGAAAATGCACTCGCCGGGTATCAGGAAGTCCATAATGCGGTTGTGAATTTCACCTCTTCCCTGCGTCAGACCTGGGGCGGTTCGGCAGAGATAGCGGAAAATATCATGCAAAAAGCGGGGTTCACGACTTCGCTTACTTCCAATGAGCCGGATGAAGCCGATCCCCAACCTTTCAATGCGAACGGGTTCAGTTATCATTCCGGAGCAGACGACGGGCTGGCCGGTGGAAATTATTCCGGTACGGGAAAACTCTCCTCGGCAGCGCCGAAGCAAGTTATCGTGAATATCACCAATTTGCTAAGTGTGGAAGCTATCAATCTATTGAAAAGCAAGGAAGGACAAGGTGAGGAAGTACAGAATCTGAAAGAACAGCTTGCCCAGGCGTTAATCGATGTCGTCCATGATTTCGACAGCAGTTGGAACGGTTAAAAAGTAAAGACAATGAGTAGATTATTTAATATAGGAAAGTCGGTTCTCCTAAGCGGGGGAATTATCAGCAACGGATCACTGGGCGGCTATATCAGCGATGCCGCCCGCCGTGGTTTGGGTATGGGGCTTGCAGAGTTCCAAGACGGTGCCGTACATTATTTTTCAAAGGATAAAGAGATATTGAAAAGAGCTCTTATTCAAACGGCCTCGCAGTTGGCATACGGCGCATTGCGCTCGTATCCCCGATTCCTGCAATACTGGGAACAAAAGGAACGTGACCAGTATCTGCAAAGCAAATCCCAGACGAGTATTGCAAATAAGACCGGGCAATACTACCAATTAATCAGTGAGCAACAGGCCGTAGCGAAAAAGAAAAATTACACGGATTCAATAGTCGGTCGTGTGGTGCAGGATTACCTGGAGCTTGTTATTTCAGAAGAAGGGAATTACTTCGATACCGCTACCGGCAAAGTGGAGAAAAACAGCAAATACGGGCTGTTCACTTTCGTGGATTTACAGCCCATGGTACAGGTGAGCAGCAAGAATAACGTTGTGATGACACAGGTACAAGGCCGTGATTGCAGCCGCAAAGAATATATCAGCGGCGGCGACCTGGAAATTTCCATTAGCGGAAAAATCACGAGCAAGTACGCCGATGTTTATCCGGAGGCGGAAGTCTCGAAGTTTTTAAAGCTGATGCAGTTTAAGGGGGTGATTGATTGCGAGAACACGGTACTCCGGCAATTCAATATCGACAAGCTGATTGTGCTGAATTATTCGCTTTCCGCCACGGATTGCCGGAATGTGCAGCCTTACAGCCTTTCGTGCGTGGCTGTTGAACCTTCGGAAAGCATACAACTGAAACTGGCAGCCGAGGAAAAGGTGGATGTTGCTATCAAGCACTCTAACAAATGGATTAAATACGCAAAACTGGGAGCTGAGGCTATCGATCCGGCTTCCCTCTTAAAAGTGTCGAAACTATGGCTATAGATATGATAGATGTGTTATGCTGCAAAATCACTATCGGGGATGCAGATTCCAGTAACCCGCTGGTGATTAAGGACCCCATTGTGCTGACCGAAGTGGAAGAGGTGGAGATTGTCGAGACTTATAAAAAGTTGATTGGTACGGCAAAGATTACTTTTCCTAAAGGCACAGTTTACCAAAGTACGGTTATCGGGAATGCCACTATCGAAGGCAAAGATGCCAGCCGGATAAGTACGGAAATCATGCAGGACGGTGTAGTCATTGAGAAGCGAAGTTCCCAACAGGCCATGAATGATGTGAGCTTTAAAGTCGGGCAACGGGTAAACATTAAACTCGGCTACAACGGAATATTGAAAAATATGTTCGACGGGTATATTTCAGCCTATAATTCCGCATCCAAATTCGAGATTCAGTGTGAAAACATGGCCTACAAATTAAAACTAAAACAGGCTCCGAAATTCGAGACTCAATCGTCGGTCAGCGTGAACGATGTATTGGGTGACAAGTACGGGTTACTGAAAGATACGGGGTTCGCCATCCATTCCGAAACCAAACGGTTTGATATTCAGATTGGAAAAGTGAAGATTACGGATAATTTTACCGTAGCGGATGTATTGTCGGAATGGAGCAAGTACAAAGTTTACTGTTTTCTCAAATACGATGAAAATTCACCGGACGATATGCCAACCATCGCTATCGGTCGTCCTTATTCGTCCTCCAAGAGCCAGCCCGTTTTTCCGAAGGACAGCGAGGCAAAGCCTTTCTCCATTTATTTCAATTACCATGTAGCGGAAGACGGTTTGAAAGTGGTGAAAACCAACCCGAAGTTTTTAGCGGTGACGGGAAAAGCATTGGGTTCGGATGAAAAGTTTTTTGAGGTGACTATTCGCATGAATCCTGATTACGACCCTACGGTGGCAGGCAGCAAAGAGTTTCAAACAGTAAACGCCACCCAAATCAGCAAGAAGACGCACAAGGTAACGGGGAATACGACGGCAGAGGGGGCGAAAACCAAGACTAAGGTTGATTTGAGCACTTACACTATTGTGCCGTATATGTCGCCCAATATGAAAATCGATTCGGATAAACTGGTTGAAGAAACCATCGAGTATTTCAGAAATTACAATTTGAACGGGATAACCGGCAGTCTGACCTTGTTCGGAGACCTGGCACTCAATACGGCGGTGCAAGTTGAATTGATTGACGAGAGGAATCCTTCAAAAAACGGAGTTTACATCACGGAAGAGGTAACTACCACCTTCGGGGTGAATGGGTATCGTCAGAAGATTACAATACCGTATAAGATTAAGTCGGTGGATTAAGAGATGAAAGAGATTATCTTAACTAATAGCTCGAACATTCACAATCCCAGTTATTTATTTCCTAATTTTATTTTTATATATTTCTGTTCAAATTTTCAATTTGTTTTTTAGAATTTCTTTTCTAACATAATATTGTTTTCAGTGTAATATCGTATTTTTGCAAAAAAGCATTATGAAACAGAGTGAAATTCAGAGATTTGTTAAACGCAAGAAAAAACTAAGAAGGAATAGAAATAGAAAAAAGAAAAATATTCCTTTGACACCAGTGAAAAAAATAATTGTAAATAATAATAGTATGGTAGGAATGACAAAAGAGGAAGGCATTAAGCAAGTATATAATGGAGGAGGACATGTGGTAATATTAGGAGCTGGAGCCAGTATTGCTTCTTCATTACGCAATCCTGAAAAAAACGGCAAGAAGTTACCATCAATGAATAACTTCATAGAGATTGTGGGATTACAAGATATTGTAGCCAGAGTCCCGGATAATCTAAAAGCCACAAATTTCGAGAAACTGTATAGTAATCTTCATAATGATAATCCCAACTCTGAATTTATTAAAGAAATAGAAAAAAGAGTCTTTGATTATTTTAGTTCAATGAAATTGCCTGACGAACCTACCATTTATGATTATTTAGTCTTATCTCTAAGGGCTAAAGATGCTATTGCTACCTTCAATTGGGACCCTTTTCTATATCAAGCATGGTGCAGATGCAGACAATATACTGATGATTTGCCTCCTATATTCTTCCTACATGGGAATGTTTCTATTGGCTGGGATTCGACAGGAAAAAGATTTGGACCAACGGGGATGTATAACCCAGAAAATATGCAAGAGTTTATTGCTTCAAGGTTATTATATCCGATAACTCAAAAGAATTATCAACAAGATGAGTTTATAAAGACTCAATGGAAATATCTACAAGATCATCTTTCCCCTGAGTACAAAGCCGTCAGAGCTACTATATTCGGATTTGGTGCGCCTGCAACGGACGTAGAAGCCGTAACACTATTGAATGATGCTTGGGGAACTGGTGACGAAAGAGTTATGGAGCAATTTGAGATTATTGATATTTCACCAGAAGATGAGTTGAGAAACAAATGGGATAGGTTTATTTGTGGTACACATTATGATATTGCGAGAAGTTATTTTGATTCTTCTTTGGCATGGAATCCACGCAGAACCAGTGAAGCCTATTTTTCTGCGTATCAGCCTATGACGCCATCAGAGGCTTTCCGAAAGCCTAATCCTATTCCTCAAGACATTAAAACTTTGGACGAGCTATGGCAGTGGCATAAACCATTAATAGAAGCAGAAGATGCTAAACGAAAAACACAATAGATGGATTTAAGAGATTTGTTCAAGAATACCTATTTTATTAAATCTTATTTGTACCTTAGCAAAGTATTTGTGACAGAATGGATTAGTGCTATATACACTTGCGTTTATGCGCTAATTCGCCTAATTAATTTAAGGACAATAAGATATAAGTAGTATATGGCTAATGATAATATACAGGAAAGCCTGGAAGGACAGTTCGGGGATGTACAGAAAATCATCCTTTATCATCGTACCCGTGCGTTACAGAATGTCAATGAAGAGAACTTACGTTTGAGTTGGGAAGTAGGAAGTTATGTTTCTTCCAAGTTAAAAAGTTCAGAATGGGGCAGTAAGGTTGTCACACAGTTATCTGAATTTCTACGTCGTAATGACCCGTCACTCAGAGGATTCAGCCGGAAAAACCTCTACCGGATGGTTTCTTTTTATGAGACCTATTCCAGTGCTGAGTTTGCGGAGCAAATTGCAGCTCTTCCATTTGTAAAGTCAATTGTGTCATCAGAAACGACACAATTACAAATACCTGATAACCAGAACGATGAAATTGTGTCATTTCAAATGACACAATTAGAGCCGAACGTAAGTTTTCCCCGTATTTTACTGTTGGTAAACTGGACGAGCCATGTAGAAATTATGGCTTCCTGCCGCACGTTTCCGGAACGGATTTTTTATATGCTTTATGCAAATAAAGAACGGTTGAACGTGAAAGAACTCGGTAATGCTATAGCTAAAGATGCTTATTCCATAGTCCTTTCAAGTCCCCGGAGTCAGTCTGTGGGATTTAAGCAGATTTATCCGAATAACGGTTATGATTTTAAAGACCGGGCCATTCTGGATTTTTTAGGATTACCGGCCAAGCATACGGAGAAGCAACTACAAAAGGGTATTCTGGAACACATGAAGGAGTTTATTCTGGAATTAGGTGGAAAGGACTTTATTTATATGGGTAGCCAATACCCTTTGGAGGTGGACGGAGAAATTTATAAAATTGATTTGCTCTTTTTTCACAGAGGTTTACAATGCCTCACCTGTGTGGAGCTAAAATCGACTCCATTCAAGCCCTCTTACATGGGGCAATTGGAATTTTATCTGGAGGCTTTGGATAGGGACGTAAAACGAAGCAATGAGAATCCGAGTATCGGCATTTTATTGTGTGAGAGTGCGAAAAGGCAGGTTGTTGAATATGCTCTCAGCCGTAGTCTAAGTCCGACAATGATTGCCGAATATAAACGACAGTTGATTCCGAAAGATGTATTGCAGCGTTCGTTAGATGAATTTTGCAGTTATCTGGAAAATCGAAAGTAAGTGTAAAAAAATAAGTCATTATTCCTACCGCAGTGTTTCCACATTGCGGTATTTTTTTTGCCCGATAGATTTCCCTGATTCAACCTCCGGGCTGTAATTGAACTATTCTTCGACTAAAAGAAGAAGAATGGAAACGAAGAACAGCCAACGGATGATTAGTGAAGCTATCCGAAAGATAGCTTTGGGGCGTAGCATTGACCGGGTGGATATGTCGCATTGCGGTACGGGCGGCGTAGGAACAGCCCGACTGATTCATGGGTATGTTGCAAAGGTGAATAGTGATGACGATGAATATCTCGGCACTATTGACGTGGGTGAATTTCCCGACGAGACCGCCAGTTCGGAGCCTATCATTCATAAAGGCGTGCTATTGTCAGGCTTACAGGATAATTCCGGTGGGTTCCTGATTATTCCCACCTTGTTTTCAGACGTTACAATCGTCACGGATGCGGCGACCAGATGCGCCTATGTTGTCAATTTCTCCCATGCGGACTTTATACAGATACTCGCTCACAAAGAGAGCGTGATCGGGGTGGCAGAGACCGAAGAACTGGATGCGGAGAGCAATGACTCGCCCGATTATGACCAGTTGGAGAAGACCGGCAATGAAAGTTCTACCCGATATACAGCCGAAAACATTCAGACTACCGTCAAAAATAAAGACGACAAGCAAGCCGAGATTACCGTTACGCCGGAAAGCATCGCCCAAAAGGTCGATAAATCCCAGCTTAACCAGACTACGGATAAGATTGAACAGAATGTAAACGGGACAACGGTCGTGGTAGCGGATAAGAAAGTCACCATTGGCGGTGAAGACGCAAGCGAACCGTTGGTGTTGGGGAACGCCCTTGCCCAACTAATGCTGGATTTCATCACAGAGTGCAGCAAAATAATGACACCCACTCTGATGGGCACCATGCCTGCCATTAACGCGCCCAATTTCCCCTCGCTGGCCTCTAAGATTCAGAAGTTCCTATCCCAAACCGCCTATACGAAATGAGTGTCATCCTATTACCCGATATTGAGGAATTAGACCCGAACAGCCTTTGTTATTCCATCTATTCCGAGTTGTACCACAATTTCTTTAATGCCCAGGATAAGAAAAGCGAGGATAACCCTTACGGCATCGAGGAAGGCGACGATACATCGATCCGTTTACGTAATACCGCTTATAACTTTGCTTCTGCCATAGCGGGAGCGGTTGCCGGAGAAGGCGGAGAAGGCGGTGGCGGTATTTTGCTGGATTACCTGAAAAAGACGGGCGGAAATATGACGGGGGCACTCCGGGCGAATTATGGCTTTGAAGCCGGTATGGGAAACACCCGGTTATTATGGGCCTATGAAGAAATCGCAGAAGACGGTGTAACCCCTGTTTACGGCTTGCAGGTATCCGGGGATATTCATATCGGCGGTAGCAACCTGTATCTTGGTGGCCGGCAATTTATCCGTTACAGTGCCGGGGATGGAATAGCGATCCTTGAGAATCCCGTGCTTTCATTCGGTAGTTCCAGCCTTTTCAGCCGTGGCGAGATGGTCTTTGGAGAGAGTAAAGCCAAAGGGGTGGCACTTTCACCGGATACGATCTATATCAAAGGTAAGGAAGTGTACCATGCCGGGAACGCCAATCTTGCTACAGTCAATTGGTCGATGCAAAATGCTACGGTGACTGGAACCCTTCAAGTTTCGGGCAATGTCACCCTCTTGAGTGAACTCTCGGCTTTGTATGGAGTAAAATTAGGCTTTGACGGTAAAACAGTCCTGCATATCCGTCAAGAAGAGGCACTGCTAAATGGCTTTCTCACGATTAACAGTGGGTACGGTGTAAAGATTGGTGATACGCCGGTGCTATTCCGTGTAAACGAAAGTGACATTCAACTTTCGTGTGATTACGGGCATTTGCTATTGGGAAGTGAGAATACCCAGCAGCTACGGCTTTTTGCCGGGCTGACCGATATAGACGGGGATAATATATTAATCAGTAAATACGGAGCGGCTTATTTCCCGGACTCCTTGCGGGTAGCCCATAACTATGGGGCAGATTTACTTTCCACCTACCGGGAAAACGATGACAACGAAGGTCTTGTCGTCCACAAGAGAATGCGGTTCGGCAGCAAGAGCGGTATGTTTCTATCCGGGGATGGGGAGAAAGTTTTGTTATCCGGCTTATCAGACCAAGCGGCTTTCGGATTCCGGGCCTCAACTTCTGTTTTCCAGTTACCGGAAAGCGGCTCACGTTCTTTCTATCTCCAGACCGGTTGTGATTTTATCACTTTCGACCAGGCGATAGAAGCAAAAAAATCGGTTGGAATTGACGGATCATTCACCCGATTGACAGACAAACACCTATTCTTCACCAGCGAAAACTACCTGTTATCCACCAGTGACGGAATTAAGCATTTTGGGAATGCCTATTTCCTGAACAGCCTCAGTTCGGAGCGTTTCTCTTCCGGCTTTGCCGGTTATGGTTGGGCGATACTGAAAAATGGTATAACAGGAAATATCGCGGCCACTTTTGACGAGTTGACCATCCGCAAGAAAATGCGGATTTACGAATTGGAGGTACAAAAAAATACGGCTACCAACGGTTCGCTTTGGGTCAGTGATTCATGCAGTGGTGATAACGTGGAAAGAATCAGTTAAGGATGTCAAAATACAATTATGCAACATATAAGATCATTATTGCCCCTGACTCGCATAAGACACAGGGATTGCAAGTTGGTGATGTTGTCCGACGGCAATACCGGGATGCGAACCTATTGATTTATTCGCTGATGATTGTTCTGGAAACCGGAACCGATATTATTAGTAGTAAAGAATCCCACTACTTTATCGGGGCACTGGTAGAAGGTGATGTTCCCCAAAACGGGGAACTGCTGGATTTTGTACGGGTTACCAATCTGTTTGACGAGCAGCGGAGCGGTGCATTATACCTGACAGCTTCCGACTCCAATTCTCCCTACCTGGATGTTATTGACGGCCTGGCAACGGAACGTTCGCTTTACCTGATGGATAAAAGCCGTTGTATCCATGCCGGTGAAATATTTGAGTTTCCGATTACGGACCGGGTTGCTTACCCTGAACGGATGGTGATTTCTTACCATATCCGGGCTTCCAAACCTCTGGCGAATGTTGCTCTTTCTTTTGGTTATTCGGACGGAAGCGAGACAGACGGCACGGATGCCGTAGATATATCGACCGAGTGGCAATATAAGCTAACCTTGATTACGGTCGACTATCCTCCCCAGTACGACCGTAAACTTACGATAGCCCCGGTTCTATCCGGTGAGGATTGGTGTGAGATTTCAGACCTGAACATTGTCCGTTTGTCGGATATTGCCACTTTTTCAGATTCGACTAAAACCCGCATCGGAAAAATTACGGGTATCATTGATCCGGTTTTCGGAATACTCAACGGGTATGGCGCTTATTTTCAAAACCTTTACGCTACCCGTAATGTGAATATCGCCGGAACACTGACAGCAGGAGATGCTAACGGCTACGCTTCAACTTTTTATGTGGGAAAAATTCATAAGAATGTTATTCCCGACTCTGTGGGTTGTCTTTTTTCCGGCGGCGTGGTTGTTGAAGAAAACAGCCCGGTTGGTATCGGCCATGCTATCCGTGTGGATAGAGATACGGAACTTACCGTACAATCCGTAGCCTGGCGGCGTGACCATGTAGGACAACGGTATAGTTTCTCCATCTGGATAAAATCGGATGCGGGGAAGATTTCTTTTTATCAGGACGAGCATTTCATCCGGGAGATAGAAATTACCGTTTCCGGAGAATGGCGACGGCATAAAGTCTCGTTTATCGTATCAGCATCCGAGCGTCCTGTTTTTACTGTTGGGATGAAAAGCGGGCTGAACGGGATATTGCTCACCGCACCACAAATGGAAAGTGGCGAAACTATTACCCAATACCAGCCCACGGATGCGCAATTGTCGTACACCGAAGATTACGGGGCATGGTTTTGCAAGGGCGGTATCGGTGGAACGATCCAAAACCCTTTGCTTCGTCTGAACGAGGATGGTTCGATTTGTTCCCGTGACGGTTCTTTTGTCATCCATGCGGACGGAACGGGGCATTTTGCCGGAGGCAAATTCAAATGGACGAAAGATGATATTGAATTGACGGATATGACTATTCGTTGGGGAGAATTGGATGAGGTGGCAAAGGATCAGATATTGTCTCAGGTCAAACCATCCAACATCCGGGCTTTTGTATCTTCAAATCTTCCTACCACTCAGATTTATAACCGTGAAACAAATGTATGGCAACCCAGTTGGGGGAATACACCTCTTTTGCTTACCCCTTCCCTGTACATTGACCGTTATGGGGAAACTGACCTGATAACGGAAGTTGCCGATTTGAGTTCCGGCAAACCGGGAATTAAGCCCGGTTCGACCTGCTGGTATAAAAACGGGGTGAAAATAGTGAGTGGACAGGATAGCTGTACGGTTGAAGGCTCAATGGGCAAGTATGTTCTCCGCATTAAGGCTAACCATATCGGTCCACATGCCCCCCAAATCCGCTATGCTTTTCAAGCAATCTGGCTGGATGGCAGCGGCAGTGAATATCCGATAAATGCAGATTTACAATTTACCCAATTGGTTAATCCCGGTTCTACCGTGGTGGCGGTGGCGTATGCACCTGACGGGAATATATTCAGAGATGGTGCCGGGCAGTTGCGGGCGCATTGCGATTTGTGGCGTGGAGCTAAAATAGACAATACGAATGTTGATTACCGTTGGGGAGTGAAAGATGAATCCGTTTTTGCCAATGCCCAACTTTCCATGTCGGCAAAAGCCGGTTCTTACACGATAGCCCTGCGTTCTGTGGCTAATATGATACCCGGAAGGACGATATACCTGATCGGCCACCATGCCCATGTGATACAATCGGTAGATGTTCAGACGAAAACGGTTACTCTCACTACACCACTTATCCGTGATTATGTGGTGAATGCCATTGTAACCACCCCTTTCTATGATTCCCTTTTAGGTCCCGGTTGGGCTTTGTTGAATGAAGAAAATCCCCGTGGGACCGTATCGGGTTGGAACACCAACGAGCTTGTGCTTTCCGCTGATGCGGTACGGAATTTTGAAACCTTCAAGTGCTCTATCAAAGATACGGACATGAGTGCCGGAAATGGTTTTGCCGGACAAATTGTGTGTGATATTCTTACGTTTACAGACCTTTCAGACCCTTATTTCGTGGAGATTACAGGAAAAAAAGGATTTATCGTCAAGAACGATGGAAATGATATAGAGGCCCGTGCCGTTGTGTACCGTTCCGGAGATGAGAAGGATGTAAACGGCATGGTATATCATTATAACTGGAAGCTGTTTAACGCAGAGGGAACGCAGGTTGTCCGAAGTTATCAGGGCAAGCAAATCACCGTATCCAAAGATGACATTAGTGTCCGGGGTGCCCTGATGTGCGAGGTGTACGACGCTCAAAGGCTAATCGCCCGTGGTCAGGCTTCCCTTAGTGAGTTATCTGACGGTGAGGATGCTTACTCGGTACAAATCCTGACGGACAACGGGACTAATTTTATCAATGGGAACATTACGACTACACTCATTGCTTATGTCTATCAGGGTGGAGAGGATATTACGAACAGCCTTAGCGACAATCAATTCAACTGGTTTAGAATTTCCAACAATCCCGACGGAGATACCGTCTGGAACGAGCTTCATGCCGGAATTGGCCGGAACGTAGCCTTAACCGATGAAGATGTGTTCCGCCGGGCGACTTTTACGTGTGAAGTAATCATTCATTAAATCATTATAAATTATGGCAGTTATTTCAAGAGGACAAATCACGATTGTGGATTTAAACGATGGTAAATCCATTAATCTTTATCTGGGCAGCAATGTAGCTACGACTCAGATATTTAACAAAGAAAACAGTAGTTATACTCCTTCCTGGTCAGCTTCCCCTTTCCTGGTGATTACTCCAGAGATCTATGTGACGGGCGTCGGTACAAACCAGGTATCGAGGCTGAAAGGAACACCCGTATGGAAAATAAACGGTTCAACCACTCTTTCCACTTTCGGAGCGACAGCGGCAACAGTTTCCCCCTATGCTTTAACTATCAAAAACAACATGACCTCGGTCAATCAGCTTCAAGTGGAATGTGAGGTGACTTATGTCGATCCGGATACGGGGGCCGAAACAAAAGCAAAAACCTCTATCACTTACACAAAGACCATAAACGCCGGTCAATTGATTTGTGCGATAGCTTATGCCCCGGAAGGGACTGTATTCAAAAACGGTGCATCCGCGACTTTGAAAGCTCATTGTGACATGTGGCGAGGTTCCACTATCGACAATACAAATGTCACTTATAAGTGGTATAAGCTGGGTAGTGGAAACTGGACGGAAATCACCTCTGCCAATGCCGGAGGCATTACCGGATATACAACGAATGAAATCACCATTCCCGAATCGGCGGTATTGAATTTCGACAGCTTCAAATGCACAATCAAAGATACGGATGCTGCCAGCGGTACTTACAATACCACAGTAAGCGATATTATCTCGTTTGCGGATATGAGCGACCCTTACCAGGTTGAAATCACCGCTCCGGCAGGGACTACCCTTACCTCGGGACTAACCTCTACCATCCTGACCGTGAATTGCTGGCAAAACGGAGAATTGCTTCCGGATTCTTTTTTTACGGGAGCAACCTGCACTTGGCGGAAATTCAACAAACTGGGTGTACAAGATACTGCCTGGGGGACATCGGGTATTAAGACAGGACGTACCCTGACCGTCACCCGTGATGAAGTGACTGTAGCCGCAACATTCACCGTAGAAATCAGCAAGTAAAGTATGGCACTGATAGCAAGGGGACAAATTACGATACGTGTCGCAGTTGACACTTATTCCGTTTATCAGACCATTGATAAGGCGGCTATTGCGTGTGACCATACGGGAAAGGTATTGAGTTCGCTTGTTATCCACTCGGTTATATCAGTACGCCAAGGAGAAACCCCGGTAAGCGGATTCAATATCGGGGCTATCTCCACCCCAACCGGATTTACCTCGATTACCGTCAATCAGAGTACAAAGACCGTTTCTTATACGGTATCCGGCGGAAACAGCACATTGGCAGATACAGGAACGATAAGCATTCCGGTTGTGGTTAATGGTCAGACTTTTACAATTTCTTTCGGCTGGTATAAGGTAAGGTCCGGAGCACCGGGTAATCCGGGTGTGGATGCGAGCCTGCTGGATTGGGTAGCTGATTGGAACAGCGGTAAAACAGTCATTGACGGTCAAAGTCTTATTACGCCAAAGATTTTTGCCGGGATGAAGAACAGTAACGGTACCGTGACGGGAATGGCAATAGGGCGTTTTGCCCTGAGTACCCGTAACGCTTCGGGTACGATAACCAAAGAAACGGTAAACGGTATCTATGGATTTGCGGATGGAAAGAAAACATTCGCAGTCGAAGCCAGCGGGAATGTACAATTGGGCAATGGGAATGAGTACATTAAGTATAATGTATCGACAGGAAAAGTGGAATTCGGTTCAAACGTGAGCCTGAATTGGGTTAATGCTATTAGCCAGGCCAAAACAGAGGCTATTAATAGTGCCGCCAATACTGCACAAGTTAAAGCGGACGCAGCCAAAGCTGCCGCTATTTCAACCGCTGCGTCCAATACAGATACAAAAATCAGTGAACTCCAAGTAGGTAGCGACAATCTGCTACCGAACGGTGATCTGCGGTATTATTCCAACAATAATAATATTGGCTGGGATAACGCACTGAATGGAACTTATGTAATTCAGAATTGGGGTTCGGGTTATAATAGCGGGGTCACTGCCCCTACAACGGGTTATCATGCGCACCTGAATATTTCTAAATTTGGTTTTTCCGTATTGGAGTTTATAAATAAAAACTCTATTTATAATCAGACAAAACGTTGGATGGGAATCTCAACTGCTGTTCACCAGAAAGAGAAACTGATGCCGGGTTGCCGTTACACTTTCTCGGCAGATTTGATGGTTGATACAGCGGGGATGATTATCCACGGAGGGATTTACAGCACTAAGGTCGGAAAGACGGCTGCCGCTTTCAGCAGTGGTTCTTACTCCCTTGGTCCGTCCCGAATAAACCAATGGCAACGGGTATCCTATACCTTTACCCTGGATGCCGAGATTGATTTGACGAAACCTATTTCTTTCTATATTTACGGACATTCGGGTGCGGAGGGTATCGCCCATGTAAAGAATATCTCCTTACAATTAGGGACGAAAGGTTCATGGGGGCGTTGTCAGGCAGACATAGAGAAAGATGTAGCCGATGCTAAAAAAACCGGAACAGATGCCCGTACTGTGGCCGATGCCCTAACAAATAAAGCCAATACGGAAGGCTGGGCTACAAAATTGACCTATATAGGCTCTACCGGCATCTTTACAGGCACATTGTCTGCCAATACGGTAAATACCATCCGCATCAATGCTTCACAAATTACGGCGGGAACAATCGCCGCCGCCCGTATCGATGTGAATGCGTTGAAGGCTTCGCTAATCACGGCTGGAAATATTGAGGCTCTCACGCTGAATGTCACCAAAGGAAAAATCGGAGGTTGGTCGTTAGATGCCGATTCGATTTTCAGGGGAACAAAAAACAATGCTTCGGGAGGTTATACTTCTGCTTCGGGAAGCATAACCATTGGTTCAACGGGTATCCGTGGAATGAAATGGCGTTTGGAATCAACCGGCGCCGGGGCTATTGCCGGAAGTAATATTGTATGGGATGCAGCCGGGAACGTGACTTTTTCTGCTGGTGTGAGGTTGTTGTGGAGCAATGCTGCTGTTACCGCCGCCAATAGCGGTAAACTTTATGTCCGTGGCACAGGTCTGAATCATTCGGCTACCCGTAAGGTGGTGTTAAACGGCACTGTCGTGAATGAATCGAGCGCAAGAGGATTAACCTTGACCGTCATTGCCCGTGATACGCTGGTAGTCAATTCGACAACGAATTATGATGTTTACAGTAGTGATACGAATTGTAATACATTGGCGACTGCTTTAAATGCACTGGGGGCAGATAAGATTGTGATATTGACCTCTTATGATGCTATCCGGATTAATGCCGCGCTAAACACTGCCATCCAACGGTGTGGTGGTAGTGACCGCCTGATTACCGATGCCCGTAACCCGTTTGCTTTTATCGGTATTCCGGGTATCGGGAAAAATAACGGGTTGTTTGCCCTGTATGGCCTGGAAGCAACAGAACCTTATGCCGAGTTATCGACGCTGGTGGTGAATGGCATTCCCCAAGGCATCTCCGTAAACGGACAACGCAATACTTTTATCAACGGTAGCGGTATTTATACGGGTACACTGAACGCCAACCAAATCTCTGCCGGAACGATTGACACTTCCCGCCTGAATACCACAGAATTGAAAGCTACACTGATTACTGCCGCCAATATCCAGGCTTTGACTCTAAATGTGACCAAAGGTACTATTGGCGGTTGGACGATTGGTAGCACCACCTTGTCTGGCGGACAGATTGTACTGGATAAAGCTAACAAGCGTATTGCCGTTTTCGGTGCTTCTTCGAGTAGTACCAGCGGTCACCGGGTACAGTTGTATTATAATAGTAACACGGATTTCGGGCTTTATGCGACTAATTCAGCCGGGACGATTGTTGCCCAGATAGGAAGTACCAACCGGATTGCAGGTTGGGTATTCGACACGATACAAATTTACAAGAATAATGTTTATCTAAGTTCAGACGGCAGCATCTATAATGGAATGAAATGGCGATTAAATAATGACGGTTCGGGTCGGATTGCCAATGGTAACATTATTTGGGATGCTGCCGGGAATGTTACTTTCGGCGATTCTGTTTCTTTGAAGTGGAAGAATGATATTGAGGCTGCGAAGACTGCCAATTATGGTTATCGTTATTACAAAAAAATTGTGATAAACGGTGAGTCAGGAAAGTATTATCCGGTGGTGTTCAAAGGAGGAGACCAAAGCCACAAACGAACTATTCTTATTCGCCGTGCTTATTCGGAGCAAGCCCCGTCTGACTGGGACAGTAAAAGTGCTACCCACATGGGCGGCCTGATTTTGTCCATCATGGCTAATTTCGGTGGTTGGGGCGGTGCTTCGTACTCGTGGGACATTTATGAGTTGTCGGAGTGTTATTCCCGTATGTTTGCCGGTGCCGCCATTTGTGGAAATAGCTGCATGTTCGCTATTTTTCTGAGAGGCGGTGGTACGACGGGAGCCGTTTATCATATTTACTCGGACCAGACCATTGAAAACGGTTCGTATAGTCCTTCGCCTATTCCTTCCGCTCCACAAATAGCTTATGCTTCCGATCAGATTTTTCAGTCGGGAGATTATAAGGCTTATGCACCGGCTCCCCGTACATTAACAGCTTCGGTGGAGGAAGAAATTCGCCGTCACCGGTTTATTGTATTGGCACAAGGTAACGATTCAACGTTGACCGCTCATCCATTGACATATATCGGCAGTACCGGAATTTATACGGGAACGCTGACCGCTAATCAAATCAATGCCGGGACTATCAGTGTTGACCGGATAGCCGCAGGCAGCATTACTTCGTCCAAACTGGATGCGTCCAGTATTAAGGCAAATATAATTAACACCTCCTATATTAACGGATTAAGCTGCACATTTACCAAAGGAAGTATCGGTGGCTGGACGATTGGCAGTGATAATATTTCAAATGGCAATCTGGGTGTTGTAGGTGCTACGCCTATCCAAATCCGGAAAGCTGCGGCAGGTAGCGGTTACTGGTACACGGGTGCTTACAAACCTCTCGGTATCACAATGACCTGGCACCAATCCAACAATGCGGGGCATATTGTATTCGGACAGGTCGCCGCTTCGGGCAGTACTGTAAAAACCGGCTTTATCGGTATTCAGATGATGTCCTGGGATCATCTGGAATATTTCTGTTTATCTGCCAATTACAGCCGTTCGGGGAGTAAAGAAGTCTATAACCGCATTGCGGGATGGGCTTTTGACAATCAAAGCATCTGGAAAAACAGTGTTTATCTGGGCTCGGATGGTAGTCTTTATAATGGAACAAAATGGCGTTTGAACAACGACGGGTCCGGACGTTTGGCAAACGGGAATATTGTCTGGGATGCCAGTGGTAATGTGAGCTTCGGCTCGTCCGTAACATTAAACTGGACGAATGCCGCTACGAATGCCCTGAATCAGGCAAAGAGCTATGCGGATACCAAAAAGACAGAAGCAATCAACAGTGCGGCCACAGACGCCACTAATAAAGCCAACGCAGCGAAAGAGCTGGCTTCGGCGATGGCATTTGGCAAGATGTTATACCGTGATCCGACATTTTACAATGGTCAGAATGGCATAAACGTGTATAATAACAGCGGTAACGGCACGGTTACGATAGCCCGTATTTCTGACAGTACGGCCCCAAATGACAGCAAATATGTATTGAGGATTGTCAATACCGGCAGTGCTTCTCCGGGTTGCGGTGGTTTTTATTTTGGCAACGGTTGTTCGTACCGGAAAGTTTTTATCGCCCGTATCATCGCCAAAATCCCTGTGGGAAGAAATATCCAATGGGCTTCAAATGCTATTGGCAGCGGAGGTTCGTCGAAATGGCTGACTTCCAGGGCAGGAACGGGTGATTGGGCAGAATATGTGTATAAAGTGACTTGTGGAACCAGTAGCTTTTCTTCAACTAACTTTTTTTATATAGAAGGCTCGGCGACATTGACCTGGTACGTGGCTTACGCGACGGTTTTCGATGTGACTTCGACAGAGAAATATACGACGACCATTGATGCCAACGGAATTTACACTTCCACGCTGAATGCCAATCAAATCACTGCCGGAACGATTAGTGCAGACCGTATTGCTGCGGGAAGTATCAATTCAACGAAGTTGGATGCTGCCAGTATTAAGGCAAACATCATAAACACAAGCTATATAAATGGTTTGACTTGTACGTTTGTCCGTGGAAGTATCGGGGGGTGGAACCTCTCTTCAAGTTCCATCGCAGCTTCTTCTCCGAGTTCGGGGCACCGGGTGGTATTTAGCAGTAGCGGATATATGTACAATGACAACCCATCTACGGGCATTGATTACTGGGGATTAAAGTCTGACGGTTCGGCTACCTTCGGCTACGGGAAAATATCTTTTGCCGCCGACGGTTCCGGTCGTCTGGCCAATGGGAATATTACGTGGGATGCAGCCGGAAATGTACAGGCCAAAAATGCCATTTTTAATAATGTTCGTATTCAGGGAAGCGTGCGGAATAAGTTTGTACTGAACGATTCTTCTATCTGGATAGGTGGCGACACCTCTACCCAGGAGAATTTCAACAACTACGATAATATCGTGGCAATCCGTGGCTCCTGGGACGAGAGCATCGCCTTACCGTGGTCATTGGAACAAAGCGGACGAAGGGTGACGCTGGTAAACTATAAATGGGGAAGTAATACCACAGTCGGCTATATGACAATAACTGCCCCCAGCGGAAAATATTTTTTTGAGGATGGTATTCAGAAAACATCCATCACTTTCTCCCGTGAACTTGTCGAGTTGCTCGGTTACGGTGACAATGCCACTTTTTTCGGCTGGATCGTCATTAATCGCAGAGATATGATGTGTACGGGAAAATACGGCAGTTTTCTTCAAGTGCTGGCTTCGGGGATTGTCACTTTATCGGGGACGAGCGTTTCATTAAAACAGAAGACTTTCGACGGCTCAAGAATGTCCGTCAGCCGTACCGGAACCGGACGTTATACTGTATATCTGCCGTGGAGCCTGAGTAGTAACTTTTTCGTTCAAATGACCGGTTACTATACGGGAACTCCTATATATGCCACCATTATGGGAATTTACAGCTCTTATTTTTATGTACAAACACAAGACGATTCCTCTGCAAACGAAGGTTCATTCTGTTTTCAAGTTTTTAGCACGGCAGACTGGTCATAAGATAAACTTTTTATGTGAGTATGCTCTATTCTGAATGAAATCATTTTTAATTATGAATATAACAAATACTGTTTTAACAAAAACGGCGGAAGAGACGACCGCCAATGCGACTTACATCATTGAGTATGTACTGATTAATGAAGTGCTAACCCGTATCCACGCCACTGTGCAAGCCTTTCAGCCCGACGGAATAGAAAAGCTGGATGTCGGATATATCACTTACGAGAACGGGAATATCTTTTGTAATCTGACCGAGCAAGGCAAGCCCTCCCTCTATTTTCTCGATTTTGAGAAATTCGTTGAGAAAATCAAAGAGAGTGCCGGAGAAATGCAGCAGCCGGAAAACATTTCCGACAGATAGCCACTATTCGTTTTAAGTAAACCATTAAAAAAGTAAGCATGGAACTAACAGTAAAAGACCGGCTGTATATCCCGGCACTATTACCTAAAGAGGGTAACTTTAAGCAATTCAATCTGAAGAAGGAGATTGCACGCAAAATCGAGATTTCAGATTCCGAACGTGGGGAGATTCATCTAAGAGAGAATGCTGAGACCAAGCGTATCGAATGGGACGTTGAGAAAGAGACTCCGCTTTCTATTGAATTTTCTGCTGACGAGGGCGAATATCTGAAACAGGTGTGTGAAAAAATTTCAGACGAGAGTTTGCCGGATGATATGTGGGCTACTGTCGAGAAAATTTTCGATGGTCTGACTGTCTAAATTAAACCATTCCTGCCCTTTCACTCTATTCTTCGGATAGAGTGAACTTTCCCGGTCGCTCAGACAAAGCAGCCGGGATTTTTTTTTCAAACTATGGCAAGACAAGATATACAGATTGACACGCAATACGGCGAATTGAAAACGACCGACAATATTGTCGGTAAAACGCTCTATGACCTTGTATTGCCGGATTATGTGGAAGGCGCTGATAACGATAATTATATTTATGGCGATGTCTTTCTTCCAAAAGGAAGCGAGAAGCGGGTACAGGATGGCTTTCAGGCACACGTCTATTTGCCTTATGCCCCGCAATATAAAGAACTGATGCTCCGGTTCCGTATCGGTGATACAGACGATAATCCGGAATATGTGATAAACCGGACAACCAACCAGCTTTGGTATCCGGTTGTTTTGCCCGGTGGTGAAAGTATCCGGTTGGCGGAGTTCCGGCGATTGAACAGCGAAAACTATTACAATCTGATTTTATCTAAAGGGCGGCTTGAGTTGTATAGCGGGCATGAGACGGACTTGCTGATTAAAGCCTCGTTGCCGCAGAACGAAACCTTTTTGTTGAAAGCCTCTGCGGGAACTCTTTACCAGCATCCCTTGACGGGTGTCGGGCTGATTGATTACCTGCATGGGAACTTTGAAAATACGGGACTGGCAGCCAAGCTGCAAAGTGAGTTTGAGGCGGACAATATGATTATTGTCAATGCTTATATGGATTCAGCGACAGGAGAATTATTACTGGAAGTAAAAGAGAAAAATGGGTAGATACAGCGTTATTGCAGGACAGAACCTCTACGATGTGGCCATCCACACCTACGGAGCCATTGAAGGAATTACCGATTTGCTGGTAAATAATGAATTCCTTTCGCTGGATGACGATTTACAATCCGGCGACGAGTTGGTTTATACGGATGATTACCAAATAGACCGGGAAGTCGTTGCCTATTATCAAACGCATGGCATCACTCCGGCTTCGGGAGAATTGCATGTCTATCCCAAAGTCTTCACACTTCCTTTGGCTATCGAGCTTTATCTGGCGAATACGGAAATCAGTGCCGGTTTTTCCATATCGGGCCGGGGAAAACTGGAAATTGACTGGGGGGACAACTCCGCAGCCGAGATAATCCCGCTGACGGGAAAGGCGGTACAAACCAACCATCTTTTTGATTGTCCGGTAGGTGGTAAACGAAAAATTTCACTGTATATGGAAGGTTCATTGCAATCCTTTGACCTCACGGGATTTCACCCGTCGGAACTGTATATATTAAAACCTCTTTCCGTGGAACGGTTTACCCTGCGGAACGCCGTATTATCCATCGTCAGCCTGCCCATGTTCCCAGGAGTGTATGATGTATGCCTGGACGGGTTGAAAACGGATGTCCTGACTCCACTACTGGAACTGAAAAACCTGATGAGGCTTTCGCTGTGCGGAACGGTTTACCGCCAGCCCACGATAGACGCTTACCTGACGGGGTTAGTTACCCGGCACGACAACCGGCGCAGTTGCCAAATAACGCTTCAATGCCAGCCTTCGGGCACGTACCGGGAACCTGCAAAGGATGTAAACGGGCGGTATGTAATCGGCTCAGGCATGGAAGCCATTTGGGTACTGACGCATGAAGAAGCCTGGAACGAAGGTTCACCCTGGGAATTTATTATTAACGGTTTAATTTATAAGTATGAGCAGAACGATACAGCAAATATATGATGAAGCGGTACGGGAACGCAATAAGCGCCTTGAACTTTCTGAATTCGCAAGTGATTCAAAACTTTCTATTCTGAACGGTATTACGTGGACTTTTGCGGCGGTGGTATTCAGTTTCGAAAGCCTGCTCGATGTTTTTGCCATCGACATATCGAATATTCTGAATAACCGGATTAACGGAACGCCCACCTATTATATCAACGCCTTACTGCAATACCAGCAAGGTGACGAACTGGTGATGCGTGAAGACGGGTTGGCATTCGGATATAACCAGACTGACCCGACGAAACAGATTATTACGCAAGCCTCCTATATGGAAAGCCATGATGACGTGAATCTGGATAATAAATTGATATTAAAGGTTGCCACGGGTGACAAAGGGAACCTGCACGCTATCCCGGCAGAGGAACTGGTACTGATTCAGTCGTATATCAACCGGATTAAGTTTGCCGGAACCCGTATTGAAGTAACCAGCCAGGAAGGGGATATTCTGATTCCCCGTTTGTCGGTTTACTATGACGGTGCTGTTTTGGAGTCGGATATTTACGACTTGATTGAGGAACAGCTTAATACCTATATGCTGAGTATCAAATTTGACTCGACCATTTATGTGTCGGATATTATTGCAGCCATCCGTAAAGCTGAACATGTAACAGACGTTTATATCGATGCAGCAGCGCAACCGGAACAAGGAGTTTTTATCGCTCCTTATGACAGTGACGGTCATTTGACACCGGCCCGGCGTATCGGACGGATGAGCCATACCTTTTCGGGTTACTTGAAACAATCGGGTGGAGAAGGTGAAGAAAAAGGGATTCCCAATTTCCGGGAAGCTATCAAACTAATTGTAGACCATAATGAAGAGGTATAAACTCCCTATCGACAAACTGGTAAACCGGCTTGTGCCTTATTACCTGAACGGACGCCGGTACATCCTACTTCTGCAAAGTCTGGCTTACCCCTTGCAAACGCTGAACGAGCGTTTTATGGCTTTTGCCAAAGATAAGCATATTGAAGCCCGGATGACCTCGCAGATTATTTGCTTTGAGTGGTATCTCAATTATAAGTTCGGGCGTTACCTCGCTGATTCCACCGACCGTATTTTTCTGTCGGAAAGCGTGTCGCTGGGTGTGGATTTATACCATGAAAACGCTGTACATGGCCGCCCGTTCACTGTCTGGAAAGAAGGTGAGGCTGTCTTGGCTTCCAATCCACAAGAAAAGCCCAGGGAGTTTTACCGTATAGCGGAAGAACGCGCCATCAATAAAGTGAGTTTTATGGTAAACGTTCCCCCCATTAAAATACCCACGAAAGAGTTTGTCTACCAGCTTTCTTATGTGGTAAACACCTATAAGGTAGCCGGGAAAACGTATTTAATCAAGATTGACGGAGAAGAAATTGCACCTAATAACAACACTAAAATATGAAAGAATATATAGCAGAAACCGGCGGAAGATATACCTATTCGGACGATGTGCTGAATTTGCAGGAACTGGCGTTGAGCTTGACCGCCCTTTTTTCAGAATGTCCGGCCTTTGTCATTTCCGGCTGCCAAACCGAAGGCAATACGATTACCCCCGGCTACGTGTGGCTGGGTGGCAAGATCCGCCATTTCGAGGGCGCGAATCCGGCAGGTTTCCCATATTTCATTTATGAGACCAACACGAACGAATCAATTGTCTATGCCAATGAAATCAATAAACGCGGGCGTTGTTGCTATCTGTGTGCCGGAGGAACCGCCGTGCCGCAAGTAACCGATCCGGTAACGGGATTGCCGCCTCAATATCTGGAACTTAGCCGTGAGTATGCTCCCCGGCTCAACGAGAAGTTTGTCGGACGATACGCCTTGTTGCTGGATTCCCCGGCTTCCCGTCAGAAAGTGAAAAAGGATGTTACTTTCAGCGGGGAAGTAACGGTCGAAAAGACGTTGAAATCAACCAAAGAAATCAGCACCCAGGGAAGTGGCGGTCGCAGTCTCCGCAGCCGGGTAAAGGAAAACGGTGAAAGCTCTTTAGGAGCCTACCTGAATGAATTGCTGACGGCAGAAATCGTGTTGAATACGGACGGTTCGTTTTCTTTTCTGAAAGGAACGACGGAATTAGCCCGACTGGATGAAAACGGATTTTGTTGTGATGCGATGAACCTGAAACGGGGACGAATCGGGAGTGGCTATTTATACCAAAACCATCTGATTAATATTGGTGACGATACCGATGACGGTTCTATCAATATTAACCATTGCGGATATAACCAGACTACCAGCCGTTTTCGGAACTTCAACGTGTACGACGGTAAAAAGTGTTCCATACCCTTGTTTCAGGTAGAAGGAAAGACAAAGACAGTTTCCGTGAACGGCTCTTTCCAGGTTTGCGGCAATGGATGTGGCTATGTCTTGCGTAATACTTCCTTTGCCAAAGGCGATCCGGAGCTGACCGCCATCATTGAATGGCAAGACCGGGACAAAACGCCCATCGCCTCGCTGGGATACCTCACTACCAGTACAAATGATTTTACAGTGAGTAACTTATTCGGGAATCTGGTTTTTCTCCCGAAGGGATTTATAGACCTTTCCGGGGAAGTACGGATGAAAGGGACGGATATTTATTCGATTTTTGTCACCCAAAAGAATTTTGATGATGCGCTTGCAAAAAAAGTGTCGGTGGTCAGCGGTAAACAGTTATCAACAGAAGATTTTACGACTACATATAAAAAGAAACTGGATGCCATTTCGAACGGTTCTATCGGTGATGGAGGTACGGGTTATGTGACTGCCGACGATGTAGCCGATGCCCTGAAATACAAGTTGAATGTCAGTAGTAACCTGGATGACTTGTTTGACAAAGGCGTTGCCCGGATGAATTTATCTGTCTACTCCAAAAGTGAGACAGACGGTAAATATTTGACTATTAAAGGTAAACTTACGGAGCTTATCAATCTTTCAGCGGATGAGATCAACGGCATGAGCCCCGAACAGGCTGCTGCCCGTAAAGCGGAGAAACAAGCTGAGATTCGGGTAAACCTTGATGCGGAGAAACGAGGGACGGGAGATTTAAAGTTATCCAAAAGCTCCAATTTGTCGGATTTACCGGATAAGGCACAAGCCCGAAAAAATATCAGCGTGTATTCGACTACCGAAATTGATAAGATGCTGGAAGGCAAACTAAGTTCGGACGGCGCTTATACGGGTGCGATATTTACCGAAACGCTGAAAAAGAAGCTGGAAGGAATTAAAACAGGCAGTTTTGCCTATACAGACAACACGGGTGCCAGCTATGCCCAAGTAGAGGGGTATGTGCCGACCTCCCAAGTTGTCAAAGAGTTGGCAAAAAAAGCCAATCGGTTACTGGACGGGTATAATTCTTCGGATAAAGATACCATCGCCGCAAATTTGGGTTTATATACCAAAAGCGTATCGGACAGTCGTTTTGCAGTGGTTGAAACGTTGTTCCAAGACTACATTACTTTTCTTGTGAAATCGGGAAAGACTACCGCCCAAGCGCAGCAAGCACTCCGAGATAAATTCGATGTATTTTCCAAGAAGGAAGTAACAGACAGTTATTTGCGCAAGGACGGAAAGCTATCGGATTTATCCCTGCCAAACGCTGATGCCAAGAAGTTGGCGTGCCGTAGCCTGGGGGCGGCTTATGCCGATGACTACCAGACCAAGATAAGCGACACGGGGTGGTTGCAGATGAACAATTCCGGTAGCGGCACGGACACCCGGCAGCTCTTTATCCGGCAAATCGGAAATATCGTCAGCATCCAGGGGATTATTAACACCGCACAAAGGGACGGCAGCAACATGGGCGGTGTAGTGGCCGTGATTCCCAATCAGATACAACCTCCCAAATACGGGTTGCGTTGCGCTTTATGCGATTACAATGATGACCACAAATATAACCGGGGTTCGTCCTTTATTATCCGGGCCAACTCCCGCAGTATCCAGCTTTACGAAAGTGGTTGGTATAACGTATCCACAGAAATTAATTTCACCTATTTTGTGTAAATATGAAACGAGTAAACATTCAACAAGACGTGGAGAGCCGCCAGCGTATTGCGGCAGCCTCTCCCAAAGTATTTCCAACGGAGCAAGTAACCGGAAGTGTAAACCCTGAAATCGTGCAGCAAAATGGCAAGACCACAGAAGTACCGGGGGACGAGAATCACGCAACCGCCCCAGCCGAGCCTGTCCCCACGTCGAAAAGAGGACGGAAGGCCAACGGGGACGTACAAAAAGTATAGGTTTGAGGAAACCCGTCTCGGCTTTTTGTTGAAGTATGAAGCACCGGCCGTCTTCAGCATCATTCTTAACCTGACGCCCAGGAGTGTTTTTCCTGAGCCGAAGGTGGAACTGATTGAGCAGGTTTGCCGGGCTTCGGGTGATCCTTCTTTGCGAAAGCCTAAGTTTTTCCGTTATCTGGAAGAGTACCGTGATATGGGGATTTATTGCAGGCGACCGAAACGCCTTACCCCTGAACGAGCTTTGTATTATGAAAGATTGCGGAAGAAGAAGCTGGAGTGTTTTATCAAGGAGAACCAAGCAACGATACAGCAGGAGCTTCGGCGGATTAGAGGTTTGCCTATATAATTTGGATTATTAGCCGAATATTTGATTTTAATTCACTGTAAAACAATTGGTTTTAATTGTTTTTGAAAAACAATTAAAAGGGAATTTGGCTAATTAATAACAAGGCTCTATCTTTGCAGCCTATCAGTTTCTCTAACTGACATCATTTTGATTGAGGCACCTGATGCCGAGCGGACACGGGAGTTCTCCCGTCTTTTCCCTCCCATATTATTAGTTGAATGCAGGCGGTGAAACCGAACCTGTCTGCTGTTGAATTAGATTGCTATTCGGGCAGTTTAATTTTATTGTATTACAATTATGCAAGAGAAGCAAGAGGAAAAAGACCTTCAACAATTGTCGGTCGAGGAGTTGTTTGTTGCGGCTCAGGAATCTTATGAAGAGGCCCAGCAACGTGCGCTCGAAGAGAACAAGACCTTTACGAAAACGGAGTATTACAGACTTGACAAGCTGGGCATTTACCGGCTACGGGTGTTGCCTATTGCCCCGAATCCTGACGGCACAAGTGACCGTCGCAGTTACGAATATCCGGTGCGCCAGTTGTTGATGGAACTTGAAAAACCGACTACGGGGAATGCCAAGCCGACTTCGATGTATGTGACTGTTCCCCGCACAACGGATGCCGGTTACTCCCTGGACTTAATCGACACTTACCGCAAACTCGCCGTGGCAGAAGCGCAAGACCGTGGGGACGACAAGCTCGCTGAAAAAATCGGCGGTGGTAGTTTCGGCGGTGGTCTGAAATTCAACTACGGCCATGCGATGTACATCCTTGACCTGAACGAACGTGCCAAAGGCATTCAGTTGCTTACCCTTTCTCACTCCCAATTTAAGGAACTGGACGAGCGCAAGTTTAAATTATGGCAAAAAAAGCTGGCTAAGTCACCGGGATTCCCATGCCCGATTTCTTCTGTTTACAATGCTTATCCCATTGAAATCGAGAAGAAGAAAAACGGTGGAAAGACCGAATATCTGATTGAGATTGATAATGAAGCGGAGAATGACGTACTGACTTCGGAAGAATTGACTAAATTGATGAATACCAACCGTATTCCGAGCATTATTTATCATTATAGCCGTTACCAGTACGAAGCGACCATCGAATACCTGAAACAATGCGACCAGAAGTACGGCATGTCAATTATGGACGAGGAAGAAATGAAGCAGGCTATTGAACAACTGGGTTCGGAACTTCCCAAAGAAGACACGAGCAGTTTCTCTTTCGACAAACGAACTAAGGATGCCAAGGAAAACAGTTCAAACGGTAGTGGTATCCTTATCGATGACCTTTTCGCCCGCTATGACGAATTGCAGGAAAAAGGGCTTTCGGACAAAACAGAAGAAGGCCAGGAGTTGAGAGGATTGATCCGTTCGTTTATCGAGCAGGAAAAATTGCCGGTACGTGTTACCCGTTCGACCAGCAATCAGGAGTTGCTGGACTTAATCGAAGCAGCTTTGGACGCTGCCCCCGGCGATGAAGAGGCTCCGGCGCCCACCCCGGCACCGGCTCCCGAACCGGAACCGGAAGCACCGGCAGAGGCTCCCGCCCCTGAACGTCGCCGCAGACGATAAGCGGAAATCATCTATTATTTATTCATCCGAGGAACGGAAAAGGCAGCCTTTCAATCTGCCTTTTCCTCCCTTTTTACACGCTTATTATGGCTAAAGAAATTTATCCTTGTCTTTTGTTATTCAATGATTTGCATGTCGGGAAAGAGAATATACCGGAATTTGTCGCGAACTGGAACGAGGCACTATGTATCTGTGAACGGTTAGGAATTACAGAGATAGCCCTGGGAGGTGATTTGTTTCTTTCGCGTGCCGCCCAGACACTTGATATACTGTTGGCCGTTCACGATGTTTTGCTGGCAACCGCCAAGAAAGGCATCCGAGTTACCATTGCCAACGGAAACCATGACAAGGTTGCCCCTGAATCGGAACGGGGTTACTGCCATATCTTCGACCAACATCGAAATGTCGTGGTGGCGAATGATTATGTGTCTTTGCCCATTGGTGACGGGCAACACGCTTTGTTGCACCTGATTCCTTATTTTCCGGAAGACGGCAGTTTTACCGAGAAACTTCAAACGGTGAAAACACAAGCGCTGGATTCCACAAAACTCAATTTTTTATACTTGCATGAAGGGATAAACGGGGCTTTGTCACAACCCAGCGAAAAAGAACTTCCCGCGAATCTCTTTGAAGGGTTCGACAAAGTTTTTGTCGCCCATTACCACAACCGTTGTGTTATCCCGGAGACAAACGTAGAATACATCGGCAGTAGCCGCCAACATAATTTCGGCGAAGATGAAATGAAAGGTTATACGGTGTTATACAATGACGGAAGCACTGAATTTATCCAGAATAAAATCAATCTCCGGTATAAGGTAATTGATGTGGATGCTGACCAAGTGGATATACATCTGACTGATTTACTGGACGAAATGAAAGCAGACGGGCATTACCGCACCAAGGTACGGGTTCACACGACTTCCGTCCGGGCTTCCTCCATCCCCAAAGAAAAGCTACTCCATGCGGGAGCCTCTAAGGTGGAAATCATCACGGAAGAGACGGAAGCGGCGGACGTATCGGCTTCCAGCCTTTTTGAAAAGTTCGATACCCATAAAATCAGGGAAACCTACGAGGAGTTTTGCCGGGAAAAGGAAATAGCGGAGGTAGAACTCGGATTGTCTTATTTATCTAAAATAGATAGTGTATGTGGAAATTAAATAAAATAGCTGCCCGTAATCTCTGTGCCTTCCGGGAATTGAGTTACGTCCTTCACCAAGGGGTTACTACCCTGATTTTCGGGGATAACCGGGACAATGAGAGCCAACGCAGCAACGGATCGGGCAAATCGGCCTTACTGGAATGTATAGCGATTGGTGTTACCGGCTCCCCGCTGCGAAAAATCAAGAACGAAGAAATCATCAACGATACAGCGGATGAATGTTATGTGATGCTGGAATTCAGTAATACCAGTTGCAATGAAGTTTTTACCGTGGAACGGGAAATATACCGCAAGGGTGCTTCTCAGGTACATTGTTCTATTGAGCGGGACGGTAAGCCGATAGATACGGACGAGGCTGTACAACATTCGGTGGATGCCTATGGAAAATATATTTTGGAAAAACTGGGCATTACCCGTGACGAGCTTTTTAACAATTTCGTGCTCTCGAAACATAAGTATGAGGATTTCCTGTCTTGTTCGGATAAGGAGAAGAAAGAAATAATCAACCGTTTCAGTAACGGCATTGTGGTGGACGAGGCTATCGAAAAGGTGTCGGAAGACATTGCACCGATTGAGACCAGATTGCGGGATGCAGAGTTGGAACTTTCAGGAGTGGACGGGCGTATCGCAATGCTTACCGAGCAGATAGAGAAAGAAGAGAACAATAAGAAGGAATGTGCCAGGAGTAAAGCGGAAAGAATAGCAGCCATTGAACAGACTATTACCGGGAAACGGGCATTTATCCGTGAGAAAAAGTCGGAATTGACTTCGTTGAGCAATACCAGAACTGATATATTACAGACCGATACTGAAATGCAGGGTTTGGAAAATTCAGACGAACCGTTGGATGATATTCTGGAGCAGGTGAAAATCATGGTATCGGCTTACGGTACATTGACAGACTGGAATAAGGTCATAGAATCCAAGAAAATACAGTTGTCATCTGTCGAAAAGAACCTTGCGAACCACCAGACAAACCAAAAAAATGCGACGGACAAACAAGCCCGCCTAACAGATGCGTACACAGCACTCGAATCGGAATACGCTCTTTTTACAAAACAGTATCAAATCCGTAATGAGGCTGTTGAGGAAGAATTGAAATCCCTGGGTATAAAGCTCCATAATTTAAGCCGTACCGGTGAAGAACTTCGTACTAAACGCCGCAATTTGTCGTCGGCCGTGGAATCATTGAAAAACAAACTGGCCGGGACGATTACCTGTCCGGCTTGCAAACACCAATTTCTTGTTGCTGACAAGGAGTTTGATGTGATTGCCGGGCAACAGGAATTGTCAAAGAAGCAGCATTCGCTTGTCCTGATTGGGAATGAAATAACCGAGGCCGAACAGCATTGTATTACAGTGGAGAAGAAACAACGCACTATAACTGCCGACCGTCAGGCTATCCGTCAAAAAAATGATGAATGGCAACAACAGTTGTCTACAGCCGGGAAGGATTTGCAGACCGCCACTTTTGAATTGGAAACAATGTCCCGTAAAGAAAAGCAAATCAGAGAAACAATCATTTCCCTGCAAAAGGATATTGAGGGGGTACGCCGTAAGATTTTCGATGAAGCCTTCGAACTGATCGATGCGGCTTACCGCACCAATGAACGAAAGAAATTGACTATTAATGACGAGGTTACGGCTGCCGAGTCATCTATTGAGACGCTGCGTGCTACCCTTTCTGAAATCAGCAATTCCTCTCCGGACGAAATCATTGAGTCGCTGCGTGCATCATTAAAGAATTACCGGAAGAAATCGGCAGAGATATTGAACGCCAAAGATAAGATTGAACAGACGTTGAAGCAATTGCAAGAGCAGGAACAACGTTTCAACCAGTTTAAATCGTATCTGGCGAATACGAAAATAGAAGCTCTTTCAAAAATAACGAATGAGTTTCTGGCAAGTATCGGTAGCGATATACGGATTCAGTTTTCGGGTTACACGGTGTTGAAGACAGGCAAGTTACGGGAGAAAATTTCGGTGACGTTAGTCCGTGACGGGGTGGATTGCGGCAGCTTCGGCAAGTTCTCGGAGGGGGAAAAAGCAAGAGTGAATTTGTCCTCCATCCTGGCTATGCAGAAGCTGGTGAACAGTAATTGCGAGGGTGACAAGGGACTGGACCTGTTGGTGCTGGACGAGATACTGGCCGCCGTGGATGAAGAAGGGAATATGAAGATGTTTGAATCGCTGAACCGGTTGGGTATTACAGCGCTGGTCGTGTCGCACGGGCACGTGAGCGAAGCCTATCCGCATACACTTGTTATCCGTAAAGAGCATGGTGAATCAAGGATTGTACAGTAAGGGGCCTTTGACACGCGCTGAGGTGCTTGGGTTGGATATAGCCACGATGTGCGGCTATTATTCCACCCATGAATGTGGCGCCTGGAATTTCTATGAATCAAAGGCTCGCAATGACAATAAGCAGCATAAGGCGTTCCGTGACACGCTGATCGGGTTTATCCGGCAGCATGGCATCCGTCAGGTGGTTGCAGAAGATATTAACGTGAACAATCATTTCACGGATATGCGCAAGTTGGCGGAGTTTCGGGGGATTCTACTGGAGGTGTGCGACGAGCTAAATTTGCCTGAACCGGCATTTGTGAACGTGGCTACGGTGAAGAAGTTTGCCACGGGCAACGGGCGGGCGACGAAGGTTGATATGATTAACGCCTGTGTCGCTAAGTATGGCTACCGTCCCCGGACGGACGACGAGGCGGACGCTTTCTGGATTTATACCTACTACTGTCATAAATACCGGATATGACACACATGCAATATTGTATTGTTTTACCCTGACAAACGGATGAAATAATACAATATTGAAATAAAAATGAATTTTTAAGATTATGAATTGACGCTAATTAGCTGACAGATTGAGACGAAGTTTAAGTTCAATTTCATGTTGGCAAGAGCGTGAAAAAACAGACTTTACCATCCGAACGTGATTTAGATCCGGAGTCGGTGAAACGACGGACGGAACTATTCACCCGATATATTTTACCGCATAAGCGATTAATATATAGTATTTGTATCAAGTTTACTTTTGAGGAGTGTGACATAGAAGATAATTACAGCGAGGTGCTGGTGAATTTTTACCGGTACATCGAAACTTATAATCCGGAGCGGCCATTGAAAAGCTGGATTTACGCGGTGGCTCAACGCCACGTGTATGATTTGAATAAGCGGAATACGGGTTTGAAGGCAAGCGATAACGTGGATGTATCGGATTTGCCGGATTTGAACGAGGGAGACCAGGTGAGTTGTAATTGTATGGGCATGGATAATTATGAGCAGTATTACAACGATGATATTCTGGAAGCACTGGATCAATTGACCCCTATTCATAAGGAGGCTTTGCTGCTGCAACAGGCCGGATATAAGATGGAGGAAATCGTGGAGATTTCTTTCCAGAACGGGAATTTGAAGACTAAGAATATGGATACGATTAAGAGCCGTATTTTCTTAGCGAAGAAGCAAATGAGGAGTTTACTAACCCGTGACGGTCATGCAAAGCAACAGTAAATTAATGAGCCGTTTGTTTACGGTGTTGATGCGCCGCACGGTGTTGCCGGGGTTTGTTTTTCCGGGCGGTAAGGTTGCGGAACGACGGGTTGATGCTTGTTTAGAGTATCTATCGCTTACGTTTGGAACGGTGGGGCTGGAACGCATTGTAGATTTTTGTATTTGCCAGGTGTACGCTGTTTCAAGGTTTACACCGGACTATTTGTTGAAATGGAAGTTGAGCCATTCTTTCGGGGAACGTGCGTGTGTGCGTTTTGTCACCCGTAAGCCCGGACAGAAGTATTATGAAGACCGATGGCTGAAAGAGCACAGCCTTACGCGTGAGTATTTGCTGGGACTTATCGAAGACCGGCAGGTGCATCCTTATTACCGCTTTATCAATCCTACCTGGGAAGAGCATACGAAACGGCGTGCCGTATCGACGGAAGCCGGTTATTATATCTGTGCCGCTTCGACATTGCTTTGGACGCCTTTTTCTGTTGCCTGCCGGATGTGCCGTTTTTCGGATGCCTGCCAAAATAGAACCCGGCATTTGTACCCGGAGCTTTACCGTATCCGGGTAGCCGAATATCAAGCAAAGGAGGACGGGAATGAGTAAGACGAAAAGTAATCCGTTGAGCGTTGAGTTTCTGTATGAGCTATACTCAACCGCCATGTTGCATGAATCGGTGTGCGGCGTGCTGGTGCAATATATGGAGAAAGAGTATCTGCCGGACCGTTCTTTCCAGCGTATTCAAGAAGTGTTGGCGAACCATTTCCGCAATTACAATATGCCGCCCTCCTATGCGATTTTGTCGCAGGCTTTCCATGAGGATTACGATGCGATAGAGCTAATCAATACTTTTCAGGAGTATGAAGCGGATGCCAACCCGGAAGTGGTGCTCGACATGCTGGAAACTTATATAAAAGGTGTCCGGTTGCAATCGGTGTACAACGAGGTAGGCAAGTTGTATAACCAAAGCAAGCAGGACAAGGCAGAGGCATTATTAAGGGAATATGCAGAATGGTTGTCGGGGTTTACGCTGAAATCCTCGGCATTTGTGGATGTGGGTAAAACTTTTGTAGCCCGTTTCCGTCAGAACCAGGCCCGTGAGATGGAGGAACAGCAATCGGCTTTGCCCCAAGTTACCCGGTTTTATATCCCTTACGTGGATGCCCTGAATGCCGGACGAAATTTGCGGGGACAGCTTACGTGCTTCTTAGCTTCAACGGGCGTGGGAAAATCGCATATCGTGAAGTATATCGGCACCCGTGCTAATGTGGATGACGGATTGCATGTACTTCATTTCCAACTCGAAGGTTCGGAAGAGGAAGCGCTCAATGCCTATTCTGGAAGCCTGATAGCCAAAAATGCTTATTACTTTGAGCGGGGAAAAATTTCAGAGACCGAGATGCGGCGCTATGAAAAGATGGTCGAGGCATTGAGCGGCAGCATAACGGTGCGTTGCTTTCCCCGGTTCAATGCCAGGGTTTCAACGCTGGATATAAAAAACGGTATTGTGGAGTACCGGAAGAAGACCGGGCACTCTCCGGACGTGGTGATTATTGACAGCATGGATTTGCTGACGGATGCCAGCCGCCGGGTTTGGAATGCCGAATATGAACGGAGTAAACGGATTGCCGTTGCGAATGATTTGAAGGACCTCGCGGCAGACGAAAAAGTATGGATGATTGTGACCTATCAAGCTACTATTGAGAACCGGGACTGGTTAAATGACGAAAAAAACGTGCTGACTGAATACAATTGCAGCGAGGCCAAAGGTTTGTCCCGTCCCTGCACCCATTTGATTAGTCTGAACCAGTCGTCTGCAGAACGGAACGAGGATGTGATGCGGTTACATATTGCCAAATCCCGTTTTTTCAAAAAGGGAGATACGATTAAGATTGCTACGAATTACGACGATGAGGTATTTTTCGATGCCCAGCGTAGTTTAACCTTAAACCGCTGACGACATGGCACTATCGAGACAAGAAACCGATTTCCTGGTTGAAGAGATAAGCCGCCATCTGGGAGCCAAACGGGACGGTGCGGGTAAAAACCTGATAGCCCGCTGTCCGTATTGCGGGAAAGAAGGCAAGTTCGGCGTGTATATCGGCAAAGAGACACTACGCAAGAAGCCTTTTATGAGCCACTGTTTCAGTTGCGGGCGTTCGACACAGACACTCGAAAAGTTGCTGGAAGAAATCGGGCGTCCGGATTTGATGGTGACACCGACGGCAGACCTGACCACTCCGCTCGACACGAACCTGTTGTTTCCGCTCGATATGGAGGAAGAGGTAGATGATACACTGGGGATTGTGGAATTGCCGGACTTTTATACACGGGTGTACACGCATCCTTATCTGAAATCGAGAGGGTTCTGTTATGACGATTACGATTATTTTGAAGTCGGTACGACGGGAAAACTAAATTTCCGGTTTACTGATTACGTGATATTCCCGGTTATTGACAGTGGCGATGTTGTGGGTTATGTTGCCCGCCATGTCTGGCCGAAAGATGAAATCGATATTTATAACCGGAAAGCTAAACGTCGGGGCGAGTACCCGATCCGGCGGTTCAATAATTCCACGGAGAATGATTTTGTCCGGTTGCTTTATAACTACGATTCGATTATTGAAAATGAAACCGATACGGTGATTATCGTGGAGGGTATTTTCGATGTGGTTGCCCTGGTGCGTAAACTGGATTTATATGACAATTCCCCTATTGCCGTGGTTGCCACTTTCGGAAAGAAGATTTCCCTTACCCAAATTTATAAGTTGCAAGTGAAAGGTGTCCGCACGGTGGTCATCGGCTATGACGGGGATGCAGTTGCGGCCATCAAACAGACCGCTACGGAATTAGCGCCCTATTTTGAGGTGTTTGTAGCTGATATTCCCAACCCGGAGAAGGATTGGCAAGACCTTTCTTTTGAAGAGATATTCGAGATTTTTGCGGAGAGGTTGAAAACACCTATTGAATATAAATTATCCAAATTACAAGAATAATGGAAAAATTAACAGCATGGCTGGATGCTAACCGAATAGCGTACCGGCAAATAGATGACGAGGTGGTTGAGATAGAAGATTTCGGGAAGGTGTTTTTAGCAGACCTTTCGGGAGTGAGTTCTATATTCAAGGGCGACGAGGGGAACATCCGTTTTAATTTAATGGAGAACCCGGACGTACTGATGGAAGAAGACATTTTTTATGCAGCCTTTGCTTTTGGCAAGAACTGGTACTATTTCGATTTGCGGGAGGAGTTTCGTTTCAACCTACTGAAATATGTAGGTAAACGTCAGCCTACCCGGTTGAACATACCGTATGTCAATCTGGGGGTGCATACCGGTTACGAGTTGTTGAACGGTTCTGGTGAACTGGCAGACTGGGTACGTAAAGCGAAATATCTCGGTCATACGGCTATCGGTATCTGCGATTACAACACGATGGGCGCCACGTTGAATTTGCAGAAAGAGTGTTCCGCAGCCGGATTGAAACCTATTTTCGGATATTCGTTCCGGCTTCGCCACGGGGATGAAACGGTTGATATGAAGTTATATTGTCAAAGCAAGGAAGGACTTCGTAACTTGCTACGGATTCAAAAAGCGATAATGGTGGATAGTGAAGAGCATACGCTGACGCTCCGACAACTTACCGACCATGCCGGGGGAAATGTGCTGGTGTTCGGGAAATGTTCGGGGGACTGGCTGAGAAAGAATCCGGATGTCGTTCGGAAACTGAAAACAGCTATGGGGAAAGAGGAAGGTTGCAGTGGGAAACTTTATTTCCAGGTTGACCTGACGGAGTACAAGGCGGAACGCATTGATGTGGAAGTATTAAAATCGGTAGCTTGTTATTTTGAAAATTTTGCTGATCCGTTCACCTTTTCATTCGAGATAGAACCTATACTAATATGTGACAATTACTATCTGGACGGGGATGATGCCCGAAATAAGATTGTTCTGAACAAAATAGCTACCGGTGCGGCGCATGAGCAGAGCGACGAACAGTTCTTTAAGGATATAGACGAACATTTTTCAGTGATTGAGCCGTTGTTCGATAGTGAGAAATGGAATGTAAAAGCCTTGTTTGAACGGATGTGCCGGAATACGGTTGAGATTGCAGAAGGAGCTGATGCGGGATATGAGACTGATCGGAATTTTATGCCGAGGTATGATATGACAGCCGAGGAAAAAACGAAATACGGCGACCGGCACAGCATGTTTCTATCCTTATTGGAAGAAGGCTTTCAGCGGTTAGTCCCGAAAGGCGAAGAAGCCGTTTACCGGAAACGGTTGGAGCATGAGATTTACATTTTGGAATCGACCGATAATGTGGATTACATGCTGGTCCAGTACGACACGGTAAACTGGGCCCGGAGTAATGGCATCCTTGTCGGCTGCGGGCGTGGTTCTGCGGGAGGATGCCTGGCTCTTTACCTGATGGGGATAACCCTGATAGACCCTATCAAGTATGACTTGCTTTTTGAGCGTTTCCTGCTTCCCGAACGTGCCGGGCTTTATCCTGCCCAAGCGACACTACTCGCCGGAGAATTGCAGTCGGAGGAATATGTGGAGTTTGAACTGGAAAACGGTAAAACCGTGCGTTTCGACCGGGATGCGCAATTGCTTGTCGTGCGGGATGAAGAAGAGATGATAGTATATGCCGATGAATTGAAAGATGGTGACGATGTAGTGTTCGACCATAAAGATTATTTGTGGACGATTAACTATATAAACCATGTTCCATCCGACCGAGATAGACAATAATACTTTTTTGTATCACGGCGACTGCCTCGAAGTTCTGCCTTTTCTGGCTGACCGGGGAGTGAAAGCCGATTTGATTCTCGCTGATCCCCCCTACGGCACAACCCATTGCCGTTGGGATTCAGTGATTGATTTTCCGCTGATGTGGAATGCCATACGCGGCGTATGCCGTGACCGTACTCCGGTGCTTCTTTTTTGTCAGCAACCTTTCACAAGCGCATTGGGAAATTCAAACCTGCGACGTTTGCGGTATAGCTGGGTTTGGGAAAAGACTACGGCTACTGGTTTTTTAAATGCTAACCGGATGCCCCTGAAAAGCCATGAGGACATATTGGTCTTTTATCACAAGTTACCTCTTTATCATCCTATCAAAACAGCGGGACACAGCCGGAAGGTGGTGGCTTCCGTGCATCGTCAGAAATGCAGCCAAGGTGACATCTACCGGGAACACGGGTTATACACGGACTATGACAGCACGGAACGCTATCCCCGGTCGGTATTGAAATACAGCACGGACAAACAGACCTGTTACCTGCACGCTACCCAAAAGCCGGTTGCTTTGCTGGAGTATTTTATCCGCACCTATACCAACGAAGGTGATTTGGTGATTGATTTTGTGATGGGCAGCGGCTCGACGGGAGTTGCCTGCCGGAACACGGGCCGACGGTTTATCGGTATCGAGAAGGAGGAGACCATTTTTCAAATAGCTAAAGAAAGATTGACCTTATGAAGATAAAGCATGTAAGTATAAAACAAGAAACGAATCCGGTTCAGGTGCTGGATTGTTCGGTAAGTGACGGTTATCGTCAGGGTCCCGGCGGTACACTCGCCGATGTGGATATTGACTTCCAATCCGACCGCCGCCAGGAAGTGAAGGAGTATCTGGAACGGCGTTATAATATCAACGGGAAACAGCGGGTATTTTCTGCCGGGACTTTGACTACCTTGAAAATCAAAGCTGCCATCAAAGATGTGGCACGTGTACACCGGGTCCCACTGAATATTGTGAATTATATCACATCGATATTCGATGATGACAAGATGACCTGGACGGACTTGTTTAAACTGGCGTTTACCAATAAGAAGGTGAAGAAGTTTATTACGGACTATCCACAAGTGATTGAGGACATCCGCCCTTTGATGGGGCAGCCCCGTTCGGGTTCTATCCACGCCTCGGCTATCCTGATTACGCCGGAGCAAAAGGATGGTGAAGAAATGGAATGTTTCGATTACACTCCCCTAAAAAAGGTAGACGACGTGTTGGTATCGGAACTGGACGGCTATTCGCTGGATGAAGTGGGTTTGCTGAAAAATGACTGTCTGGGAATTAAGGAGCTGTCGAAAATCCAATCGACTATAAACGAATGTAACCGGGTATATGATGCCGGATTACGGTTTGATGATATTGTGAAAGGCGGACTGGACGACGAGAAGACTTATCGCCTGCTTTCAGACGGGTTTACCCAGAATGTATTTCAGTTTTCATCAAAAGGGATGACTAAGTTCCTGATGGATATGAAACCGACGAATATTCACGACCTGATTGCGGCCAATGCGCTTTACCGGCCTGCCACTCTCGAATCAGGTTCGGCAGAAAAATACCTGTTATGTAAATGTGGTGATGTAGCACCTGTGTATTTGTGGGGTACATATAATGCACTGAAAGACAGTTGCGGCCAATTAACTTTTCAAGAAAGTCTAATCCAAATTGCTCGGGAAGTGGGTAACTTTAGCATGGGGGACGGTGTGAATTTGATGAAGCTGATTTCTAAAAAGCGCATCGACAAGATACATGCCATGAAAGAGAAATTCATGCAGGGGGCCAAAGAACGGGGATGCCCGAAGGAGGATGCGGTGCAAATCTGGGATATGATTGAATCGGGCGGTTCTTATCTTTTTAATAAATGTATCAGTGGCGGGGAAACGATTTATCGTCCGCATGGTGGACGGTGGAAACCCACTATCGGGGAGATGTACCGTATCCGGCATGACCGGCAATATGCCCGCTGGACAGGACATGCGGATTTGTATTCGAAATATAACCGGAAAGGCTACGGAATAGGATTCTCACTGAATGAAGACGAGCGATTGGTAAAGAACCGGATTGAGGATATTCGGTATGTAGGTGAAAGACCACTTTATCGTATCACACTGGAAGACGGCAGAACGCTGGATGTAACGGCCAACCATAAACATCCTACCCAGCGGGGAGAAGTCCGAACGGATTGCCTGGTTGCCGGAGAGGATTATATGTATGTGAATATCGGGTATATACAGCAGGATACCAATTACCGCTTTACGGACAAAGGTTGTTTGAATGATGATATGTACCATGATAATTACGGTGTAGGTAATTATGAACTGAATTCCCGACCGGGGCATTCCGGTTTTGTAGAGAAGCCGGAAAGTGAATATGTACGGCTGGAATATTACCGTAAGCACCTGATGCTTGAAGCGTGTGCCCGATGCGGCAAACGGAACTGCCGGCTGGAAGTGCATCATATCAACGGAGACCATTCACAATGCGGAGAGAATTTCGATAATCTGACTACGCTTTGCGCTTCATGTCACAAGAAAGAGCATTATCGCATGGGGCGCCGGAAGATGGGTGAACACGGGCTTTACACAGAATTGCGCAAGGTGGTATCAGTCTCGTATATCGGTTACGGTGAGGTTTATGATGTAGAAATGTCAGCCCCCAATCACTCTTTTGTAACGGCTGGTGGTATGGTGACATGTAACAGCCATGCAACGGCTTATGCCATTACTTCTTATACGGGCGCCTGGCTGAAAGCGAATTACCCGACGGCTTTTTACACGGTGGCTTTGCAGTGGGCTGATGATAAGGAGATTCCGGCTTTGATGTCGGAAATGGAACAATGCAGTTCGGCTATGATTGTACCGCCGGATGTGAATGTATCGCAGGCACAGTTTTTTACCAATTATACCACCGATGAAATATTCTGGTCGTTGACACGGATTAAGATGCTGGGCAAAAAGGCTGTGGACTGTATTATCGAGGAGCGGGAGCGCAACGGAACTTTCCTCTCTATCGAGAATTTTATTTTCCGCATATTCCGCTACAAGCTGAAGAAATATGAGTTTTGGGATGATCCGGATAATGCCGAAGAATCTACCCGTGTGCCCGTGAATGCAAGGCATGTCAAGAATATGGTTCTTGCGGGATGTTTTGACAATATAGAAAAGGTAAAGTCCGTGACAGATCGGTACGACATTCTCAGCCGTGCTGCCCGTGAATTGGGGTTTGAACTGGCAGACAAGGATTTTCCGGACGAGTTAATCAGCAAGCATTATTTCTGGTCGATGCAACAGATTGCCGTTTCGGGTATCGGTTCGATAGATTACCGGAGGATATTCGATAGCTCTGACCTGAAAGCGAAAGTGAAGGGGAAAGCCTCTTACATGGAATTGCGGCGGGCTTTTGATTCTGATAATGAGGGAAAACGAATTGTTGTCTGCGCCACGGTCAGCGAGGCCGAAGAGAAAGCCTATAAAGACAAGATGACAGGCGAACAAAAGAAGTTTGCCAAAATCACGCTTCAACAAAATAACGATATGATGGAACTGGTATGCTGGTCTGATTTTCTGCAAAATTATCCGGCCCCTATCGGAAGCCTTAAAAATAAAGTGATTATCGTGTCGGTGGTTATCAAGTATAGTGATTACTCCGGCGCAAATAGTTTGACGACTTATAAATCATCTTTAATTCAAGTAATGTAATGCAACCTACGATTATTGCCGTTGTGGGCGCTTCGGGTTCGGGCAAGACCTATCTGTCGAAGCTGCTCCAAGATGAATTGAATGTTTTTAGTATTATCAGCCATACGACACGTCCCAAACGGGCGGACGAAACGCATGGAAAGGATTATTATTTTATCCGGAATATCCAGATTTTCCCGTTCTGCGATATGCTGACACATACCAAGTTTGGAGGGTATGAATATTTTGCATTGCGCGACCAGGTTCCTCCCGAAGGGTATTGTACATACGTTGTGGACGAAAGTGGTGTGCAGGCGTTGAAGAAACTTCACGGACATCGTTTCAGGATTGTTACGGTACTGGTGCGCAGTAACTATGAAACGTTGGTTGCCAGGGGCATCGACGAGGATCGGATTTTCCGGGACAGAACCCGGAAGCAACTGCCGGAAGCCTTTTACGATTTCGTGATTGACAATGACGGTTCTTTGACGGAGTATGAAGAAACGATTCGTGACATGTATCAAAAAATACGTTTATGGCAGCCCCAAAAGTAGAACCGAAAATTTATACCGCCGTTGTCCTGGACTTTGAGACGGGCGGGCTGAACTGTGTAGACTGTGCCTGTACGCAGCTTGCTATGCAGGCTGTCCGGCTGGATAACTGGACGGTGCTGGAACGGTACGCGAAGTATATCGCTCCTTACCGGAAGCTGGATATAGGCGGCGCACCGAAACGCAAGGTACTTAAAACCCGTCAGGCTCTTGTTCAGGAAGAGGCCGGTATGTCGATGAAGTATGAACCGGTGGCATTGACTTATTCGGCTATTACGATGGATATGCTTTATAACCAAGGGGTTGATTTGAAGGAAGTGGCACAGGATGTGATTGAATTCGGCAAACGTAATACCCTGTCGAAGGGACAACAATGTAAACCAATACTGATAGGTCAGAATATCACGTTTGACATCGGGTTTCTCCAACAATTGATAGCCTACGCCGGGCTGATGCCGGAATTTGAGAAGGTGTTTGCCGGAAAGGTGGATTTCTACGGGAATTTCCAACCGCACTACGTGGATACGATAGACCTCGGCAGGTTCGCTTTTGCCCATCTGCCGGAAGTAACCTCGTACAAGCTGGAGATACTTTCCGAACGGCTCGGTATCGAGTTGGACGATGCGCACGATGCCGGAGCCGATGTGACCGCTACTTTGAATGTGGCGGCGGTCTGCTCTGCCCGGTTACGGCAGGAAGGTGGCGGGGATATTTGTATTGAGAAAAAGGAAAAGACACGTGCTCACTTTAAAATTTAAGTCTTGTGACTTTTTTATATTTCTGTCTTCTCTTTCAGCAGAGAATATTATTTTTTTAATGTATAACTGATTGTATAATACTTACATAATGGACGAACAACAGAAAACGGAAGATACGGTTGTCTTCAAAGCCGACGACCGGATGACCTACGGAGCGATGAATTATGACGGTACGGAACTGATGGCCGTGATTTCGGGTTATGACCTGAACATTGCCTTTAACATGCGTACCATTAATTCACTGGCTGATGCAGAGGCCGCCGCCAACGCATTGGCCGATGTGTTTTATGAGGTTCTGATGGAGCAATTGATTGAAGAAAAGTCGTATCTGGTTAAACCCTCCGGGGGAGAAAAGACTATTCCGTGATAAAGAAACATACAGTCTCTTATCTTATTTACAAGGGGCTGTTTCCGACGAAAGAATAATCATGGAAGAACAAGAAAAAGATATAAAGCTGACAGATGCCGAAAAGGAATTTTGCGAGTTGTTCGTCAATGGGGACAAAGAATTTGCCGGGCAAGCAACGGCGTGCTACAGGGAGGTGTTTGGAGAAAATAAGAAAAACCTTTCCCTGGCTGCACGCCGTTTGCTTGCCAAATCGCATATAGCTTCTTGTATCAGTGAATTGCTGGAAGAACGGAAGATTGAAACGGAAGCTATTGCCGTAAAACTGCAAGTGGCTGAAACGCTGAAATCGGTGATGGCAGAAACCGCCAAGAACGAGTATATCGACAAGTTCGGGGTTGCCCTTTCACCTGCGCCACTCAGGGCGGTTTCGGTGAATGCCGCAAAAGCATTGATGGAACTTTATCCTATCAAGCATTCGCAAGAGGATAAGAAGAAAGGCGACGGCGGCGGTAATATCATTTTTAATGTCGTTGTTCCTCAAACCCCACCGCCCCATGAAGAAGATTAGCAGGCGGAATATGGAGCGGATTATTTATATCGCTCTGATTATTATCCTGGTGATATTCGGGATATTCAAAGATAGCGCAGGGGCTGAAATGCTCATCCGGGCTGTTAAAGATGCTTTTTCGATTTTAATACAATAATTACTTATGACTACAGTCAAAGATTTTTTTGCAGACAATTATCGCTCGCTGTTCGTGATATTCTCGTTTATCATCACGATTTACGTGCAGCATATCACTAACACTTCCCGAATTGCCGAACTGACAGACCGGTGTTCTACACTGGAAATTAAAATAGAAGACCAGTACGAGAAGATAGACGCAATCAAGCTCGACAAGGCGGTATTCGAGGCCACGATGACGCAGTTCGTGTCCATTCAAGCCGACCTTCGGGAAATGCGCGGCGATATAAAGGAATTGCTGAAACAACGATGAAGGCTGCGTTCGGTATTGTTCTCTGGCTGGTGTCGTTGCCGGTGTTTTCCCAGTCGGTGTTTGAACAGTCGGTGGATTGTATCAAACGGTACGAGGGACTACATACAGCCCGGCATCATCCCTATGTGGGTTACGGGCACAAGTTGGTGGCAAATGAAACGTTTACGGCTGAAATGAGTGAGGTATGTGCGGATTCGTTGTTGCGTGCGGATTTATTACACCGATGTGCCGTATTCCGCAGTTTTGGACGGGATTCACTGCTTCTTGGCATATTGGCTTATAATGTGGGTGAAACCCGCGTGATGAAAAGCCGGTTGGTAAAGAAACTCCGTAGCGGATGCCGGGATGTTTACCGGGAGTATGTCAGTTTCCGACTGATAAAAGGAAAGGTGTCTGCGGTTTTGGAACGCAGGCGGAAAGAAGAGTTTAAGCTATTGTTTAATGATTAAAGAAGAATGGTTATGATAGTGGAAGGTAGTCAGATTACTGTTATTCCCTCACCAGAATTGACCGAAATCCACCTGGATGGTTTGTTGGGTGAAACGGGTATTGTCCTGGAAGACCTGACAGATAGCGTAAGGAAATGCAAGGGGTACATGGTTTTGTTCCCCGAAATGTATAAAGATGAATTTGTCTGGTTTGTTCCTCAAAAGTCGGCTTATGAATAGAAGGACAGGTGTATTATTGGTAATTGTTGCCGCATTGGTTGGCATGGTGTGGTTGCAGCAACGGAAGGTCGTCCGGTTGAAACAGGAACGGGACCGGCACGAACAGAATAGCGATGCCCTGCTCTCGGATTTAAAACGGTGGCAGGTGGATTCGGCAACCATGGCAACGGATGTGAAGACGCTCCGGTTAAGCATGGATGAATTGGAGCGTTACCGGGCTGATGACCTGGTAAAAATCAAACAGATGGGGGTTAAGATTAAGAACCTCGAAGCGGCTGCCAAACACCAGATTGAGGTTGATGCCCCGATTCATGCTACGGTGCGTGATTCGGTGGTTATACGTGATTCAGTGGTTGTTCGTGTTCAAGTTGTGTCGATGATGAATCCTTTTATCCAGTTGCACGGGGTTATTGAACGGGATTCGCTGATCGGTTCGGTTCACCTTCCGGTAACGTTGAGGCAGGCCGTGTGGATTGAGTATAAACGACGGTGGTTGTTCTGGAAGAAGGTGAAAGCCGTGCATCAAGTTATCACGACGGATAATCCATACGTGGAAGTGAAGTATTCGGAATATATTAACATTCAAAAATAGAGAACTATGTTTGCAAACAAGTCATTTCAAAGCCGTATCGAGGAGGCTAACAAGGTATTCGTTTCTGCCCTCGAAAAACTAAAGTCCGTGCAGACGGATATTTGTAACCGGATAACTGAGAATAAAAATCAGATACAAAACCTGAATGCAGAGAATGAGGAACTGGAGACTATGAAATCCCAGACGGAGAAGCAGATTACGGAGATTGGGAAGTTTATCGGGTAAACATTTGGATAGAAGTTGCAATATGAGTAATTTTGCAGCCATTGTGATTGAGCAATAGTAGCTGCGATGTACTGGCTCTCGTTCAAACTCGGTGGTTCACTTTATTTCTTCGCTTGCGGAGAAAGTTTGCCAACCTTATGGACTTTCCTGACAGGGTATTTTGGCACGTTTAATTTTACTAACAATTTAATAAAAATGAAAGGAGACACGGGTATGAAAATAAAACTATGGTTATCAACAGGGGTAAGCGCGCAGGGCTGATAGAATTGGCTTTGTACCTCCGGTTTTTACGAAAGTCAGATCACACGCAGCAGACGCTATAGCTGCCTTGGGGGTTCGATCCCCCCTCCCTGTACAATTAGTCCCACTTAAAACGTGGGACTTTTTTATTCTACTGGTACATGCCCGCCTAAATTCCAATGTCTCCAGATGACAGCAAAAGGACAAAGCCGTTTGTCATAACATCTACTCCATGGCACTGTATCACACCGCTCATCCACCTTAATATCCGGGTCTATAGCGGCACTTTTTTTACAATACTCTTTTAATTCACAAGGTACTCCTTTGTCGTTAGCGAAAACTCTCAAAACCTGATTAATAGCCCAAAAAAGTCCCGGCATAAATGTAGAATCATAGAAGTGAATAGGTAATGATATTGCACCAAAATTTTCTTCATTGATTATTAAAGGAGAGCCTAAAAATCCTAATAGGTATCCAAAGAATTGATTTTCCCTGACGTCTTTACCTTGCCCAAACAATAAAATATCTGTTATGAATTGTGGTACTTCAGTCCTAAATGTATTCGCACGTTTAAACAAGGTGTCTATCCATTTGTTATTTCCCTCAAATTCTGCACACTTAAAATTCTTCTTTACGCTGTCCTTTACTACATTTTGAATTGTAGTAAAGCCTACGTGAGAACCTTTAAGGAAAGCTGGGCCATCAGTGTACAATTTTTCTATTACTTCCAGTATCTTAGAAAAATTACCTGAAAGAAAATCAATATCTCTAAGATGTTCCAGTAATCGTACAAAACTTAATCCGGGATGATAAGTCATTAAAGAAATATCACAAGCAGCAACAAGCAGAATATCACTTTCCGAGAATTCTGGATATATCTTTTTTGCTAATAATTTACATACGCTATAGGGGTAATCTTCTGCACCAGGATAATCATAGCCATCTTTTTCAAATAGAGGTTTGTAAACATAGGATTCACATAAATATGCCATGCCTTCACATACATGATTGCCTCCCAGATGAAATATATCAGTTTCACCAGTCAGCAAATCTTTATAAGTAACCTCAATAATATCAGTAAGAAAACCTTCTTTATTCGAATATGGTATTTTTTGATAGTCTAATATCTCAACCTTTTTATGTTTCGGGTTTATAGGACTTCCCATATAAATCGGCCTTAATTCAAAGTTACTAAGTCCATAATCCCCTGGTCTGTATTCTAACTGTTGAGGTACTTTGAACTCAGGATTAGAATCTTTTCCCACTCTGCTTGCTACATCCTGAATATAATAAGTGATTGTATGCAAATTCATTAATCCGTATATGGTCGTCACATCCTGAATAAAATGAATATATTCGTGGAAGAATAATGAATATGCACCATACGGTATTGATAGCATATTCGTAAAATCTTCATAGACACCAACTTTTATTCTAAAAAAGGACGGCATATAGTAAGACTGGCAGGCTTCTAATTTTTCCATATTAATAGGGGACTCCGTTACTGTTCAGATGTACCCGGGCGAACTCCCGTATATTTGTTTCGGCAATGCACTTTTCGTAAATTTCATCAAGTACTTCCTGCATGTCCTCTATCTTCGTAAATTTTAAAGGAGCACCGTTGGCAGCGGCCTGAGCTTCTAACTGCTCAATGATACTGGGGAATATTCCACGCAGTAAACGGATGGTAGATACGGCTGTGAGCAGCTCTACTTCAATTGTTATTTTTTTCTTTTCCATCTATTACATGTATCTTTAAGTTTATTCATAAATTTGGTTTTCTCTTCTATGCTCATTGGGGTATATTGGTTTAAATAAAACCATTTGCGAGGCGTTTTATGAGGAAACTTCTCACTCCACATATAAACATCGCTACATTTTCCTACAAATTTAATATCATTCTTCCCATAGTATCTTTTTATTAACACAGATTCGCCAGTTTTCAAAGATATTGCACTTATAGTGATGCACATAATTTGAGTGTTGTACCAATATAATTTAGTTTCGGAGAATTTTTTTAATAGATAGGGGGCTATTTTTTTATGTTTCACCACCTTATTATCGTTGGCTATGATGTATAAGTCTTCGTTGTATAAATATTCCATTTCTGGAATTTTGCCTTCAATTTCATAATATGGGTCTTTGAATTTATTTTCGAACCAATCGAAAAACACAATATTGTAAGAGAAATTTATAAATTTATTATTGACATCGGCAATTCTAAACCTTAAAACATAAGTTCCCTCTTCTCCCTCTCTTTCAAGGATATACATATAGTTGGATAATTTCATGTGATTATGAGCTTTGAATATATTATAAGTGATAAGACCTAAATATATATTATTGGTGACAAGAGAGACGAAGTTTTCAATTATAAATAGAGTTTTAATATTGGAGCTATCTGTATTTGCCAATATGTTATCTCCACCTGTAAAATATGCAAGAGAGCTGTAGTATATGTAATCTGAAAATGAGATACTGCTTTGTAAATCCAAAGGGGTGTTTAGTTTGAATAAAATGGCGAATAGTATTATGATAAAAATAATAATGACTACTCCGATTAAACTAACAGTGCCGACTTTTATGGATTTTTTATGCGCAGTCTTTAAGTATATAAATCTTGAACATGTATTTATGTATAATATTCGAGCTAATCGCAAAATGGATAGCCTCACTTTTGTAAAAAGGAGAACGATATATATTATAATGTTGTAGCCACCCATTTTAGATTTATGTGTTTCCATTACTCAAATTCATTTAAGTTCTTGTAAAAGTAATGATTTCCTTTGTATTGGATGATGTTTTGACACAAAATCAACTTTGAAAAGGCTTTAGCCCTATTCTTCGGATGTAATCTAAAATATATCTGAAGATGAAACTTTTGCTGAAACGAAAATTCAAGGGGCCGGATTATACTATCGGCGACCTTTTTATTGACGGGAAGTTCTTTTGCAATACGCTGGAAGATACCGTCCGCATTTTACCTCTACTCTGTCCTGATACCCCGCAAGGCGTGAAATGCCGGTGTAAGGAGAAAGAGTATGGCCGTACTGCCATTCCTGCCGGACATTACAAAGTAACCATGAGACAAAGCCCGCGCTTTAAACGGGTGTTACCTTACTTACACGACGTGCCGCATTTCCTGGGCATACTAATTCATTCCGGAAACGATGCCAGCCATACGGAAGGGTGCATACTTGTCGGGAAGAATACCGTGAAGGGAAAGGTGCTGGAATCGAGGGCCACTTCCGACAAGCTGAACGAGATTCTAAGCCGGGAAAAGGAAATCACTATCGACATTGAGTAATGGGGAAAAACCGGAAATTAAAGGCTCCCGACCAACTCCATATTGATTTCTGCCCGTCTCCCAAACAATACGAACTCTGGAAGCTGCTGCAACCGGAGTGCCCGTTGTGCGGGGGAACTATCCGGCAACAACTCATCGGTTACGATATAAACCATAATCCGCAATACAAACCGTTTTGTTATCAATGTAATAACACCAATGTTCCCCAGCTCGTGTTGGGTGGCGGGGCTGCCGGTGGAGGGAAAATGGGGTTATTGGATTCAACGGTTTGCACTCCGTTTGGTTTTCGTAAAATCCGCGATTTGAAAGTTGGAGATATTATTACCTCAGCAACAACGGGAGGACAACAACGAATTGTATCTCTACATCCGATAGGCGCATTTGAATTTTACCGAATCCACTTTATTGACGGAACACACTTTGATTGTTCAGAGGGGCATTTATGGCAATTGCACCAAAGTCGTAAACGGACAAAAAAGAAAGATGCGGATGGCAACCGGACAAATGAACGGATATGGACTACCAAAATGATATATGAATGGATGCAGAAAAAGAAATCCGGCATGTATAAATATTCCAATCTGATCATTCCTCTTTGCGCCCCTGTACAATTTACTCAGGGCAATAGATATAAACATGCTAAACCTGTAGCTCCATATATTTTAGGGGCACTTATTGGGGACGGTTGCATAACAGATACTCTTATCAACATCAATGCTGTAAATTTCACTACGATGGACGATGAAATTGTCCAGCAATTTGTTAAAGCCGGTTATGATATGGGAAGTTGCCAACAAAAAAAAGATAATAAAGCAAAAAGCTACATTATCTATGATGCTAACCTTGTTCAAGCTCTAAAAGCCATCGACATTGCCGGACATAGTGCTTCGAGTAAATTTATTCCGGAACAATATAAGTATGCTACTATAGAAGAGCGTAAAGAACTTATGCAAGGATTGATGGATACCGATGGTTATGTGGATAGCCGTGGGCATCTTTCATATTCTACTATCAGTCCACGATTAGCGAAAGATGTGGCTTTTATTGTACGCTCGTTGGGAGGAAAAGCTACTATTAAGAAGAGCAAAGCCGGTTATAAGAACAAAACGGGTAACCATGTTAAATGCCAAGATATTTATGATGTATATATCATGACCCGTTTTGATCCGGAGTTAGTACGTCTTTCCCGTAAAAAACAACGTTGCCGATATGAATTTAACGGTGGAAATTCTACATTGGGAAAGCGGATAGTCGGTATTGAAGCTATTGGAAAAAAGACTGGACGTTGTATAACTGTCGATGAGCCTGGAGGCTTATATGTGGCTGATGATTTTACTGTTACTCATAATTCCTATAATGGTAGTGTGTGGATTGTAAGCAGTTGCCTACGTTTTGAAAATATTCGAGCCGTGGTTGGTCGTAAAACGCTGAAATCGCTGAAGGAATCGACGTGGAATACTATCCGGATGATTATCAAGAAATGGGGGCTGGTGGAGGATGTTCATTACAGGGTGAATAACATTGAGGGGACACTGACATTTTGGAATGACTCAGTGATTATAATGAAAGAACTCGCTGACATTCCCAGTGACCCCAATTTTGAAAGGTTCGGTTCTTCGGAATACACTATTGGATTTATCGACGAGGTGAGTGAAATCTCGCAGCGTGCCGTGGAAGTCTTGTTTTCCCGTTTACGCTGGCGGACACACGAAACGTTCATGGTATCTAAATTACTACTGACGACCAATCCTACGACAAACTGGGTGCGTAGCCGATTCGTGCAGGACGACAACGGGGATAAGGCGATCCTTCGGGAAGGTGAGTTTTATGTGCCTTTCAGTGTGTTCGACAATCCGGACATCGCTTTCCGACAGACCTACGAGGCTGCCCTGAATAAAATTTCAGACCAAGCGACGAAAGAAAGACTATTGTATGGGAACTGGGATTTCGTGGAGTCGAACGATATGGCTGTTTACAACAAGTTTGACGGTGTTAAACATTTGATTGCCGGTTTAAAAGAACGTGTGTACGATCCGACCAAACCTTTGATTACTGTATGGGACTTCAATGTAGCACCGCAGATGTCCGTGTTGCTTGCACAAATCGATTACGAAAAGAAGAAGGTGTACATCCTGGAGGAGGTATTGGGCAAACCACAGGATAAGGAAAATAACACTCCTGCACTGGCCCGACGGATGCAACAAAAACTATATCGGGAAAAACATATCGGCGGAGTGGACGTAACAGGTGATCCTTCGGGATTGCAACGTTCTACGGCCACAGAGGACGGTATCAATAACTACACGGTTATTCTCGATACTTTGGGAAAAGGCGTTCTTCGTCCGAAGCTAAAGTTACTTAAAAAGCAACCCCCGCAAGTGATTCGTTGCGGATTTGTCAATGAGGTATTTACAGGATATAACGGATGGACGGTAGAAATAGACCTGAAATGCCGGAAACTGACCGAGGATATGATTTACCAACAGAAAAATGAAGACGGCACGAAGGCGAAGCATAAGGTAACAGATGCGAAGACCGGGATGAAGTTCGAGAAATACGGTCATCTGTCGGACTGCCTGGATTATCTGCTATGTTATTATCTCCGGGATAGCTGGTATAAGTATAAAAGCGGCGATAATAACAGTTCAGTGGTTACTACCGCCGTAATTCAAGAAGGATTTAATTATTAAACGAATATGTACAGACGATTTTTAAACGATTCAGACTATCTGGGAATTATCACGGCAGAAGCCCTTTCCCAAATGACACGCAATAATCCGGAGCGGTTTATTCAGGCGGAGGAGTCCGCAGAAATGAGTATTACCGAATATCTCAGCGAGAATTACGAGATAGAACAGGAATTGAACCGGGGGAAATACATCGCCGAATACGACCGACGGATAACCTTTCCAGTAGGCGCCTATATTTATCAGGAAGGGCGTATCTACGAGGTTATCCGCTCGATTAGCGGCTATAAAGCACCGGCTACAATGATATACTGGGAAGAACACGACGATTTTAATCTCAATGTGGATGAAGTGGTCCGGTATTCGCAGTTTGCCACTTATCATACCGGGGATATTGTGAAATACAATGATGTGGTTTTCCGTTGTATGGAAGATAACGGGTTTCAGTTCGGGAATATCCGCATTCCAATGGTTGTCGGGTGGCAGGAGAAAGAAACCGCCGAATGGTTGCCGGTTCCGTATGAAGTATGGGATGTGGTGTCGTTTGAGGGGGCTTTTTATGCGTTGCTGACACTGGAAGGGTTTGACAACAATATCAACCCGATGGAGTCGGATTGTTGGGGGGCTGTAGCTGATTATGATCCGAGTTATAACGATTATGAACTGGAAAGGCACGAGTATGTAGTTTATGAAGGCCGGGTATTTTATCCGGGTATGGATGTCAATGCCGATGTTCCTATCGTAGGGCATAATATCGCGTTGAATGATCCCCGAAATTATAATATCAAAAAACACATGGTACGGTTGGCTGTGTACGAACTGACAAAGCTAATCGCCCCGAATAATGTGAGTGCCGTTCGGATGAAGGATTATGAAGATTCAATGAAATGGTTGAATGACGCTTCCAAACTACGGCTTAATCCCCAGATACCTCGTAAACTGGCCGAAGACAAAAAACCGATAACAGACTGGCAGCTAACAACGTTTCAGACTGATTTTGACCCTTATAAGAATCCGTGGCTGACTTAAATCTGAAATTAATTGCTTTGATTTGCCTGAATTGATTACCTTTGCATTATAATTGAAAAAACGGATGCTTATAGAATAGATTTCGAAACAAAAACATACGAATTGCTGTTTAACCTCCCAAAGCGACCAAGAAATGAGAGAAAAACAGTAACAAGACATTAGACAGCACGTGTTAAGGAATAGCACGGAGCTGGCTTGTGTCTTGTGGGTTGCTTGGTCGCACCTGGGGAGGTCTTGTTGGTTCCGTGCTTTTTTATGACTTTCCTCGCAGTTCTAATACCCTAAAAGACCAGGCAAAGATGAAGATTATAAAGGAAAAAGCGGTTGCCTTTGTTGGCAACGGTGACTTGATTACCCCCGATAATGTTCCAGACCGGAATCTGGAAAATGTAATCCGGACAGAATTGTTTTATGTCATTGAGGAGTTATATAATGAAGGGAAAACTATTTTTCTTTCTGAAGCAAGGAGTGGCTTTGAAATGCTGGCGGCAGAGGTTGTTCTGGAATATGCCCAATCCTATCCGAAAGTCCAACTGTATGCCGTGATTTCATCCGAAAAGCAGCAGGTAGATTATTCTTATAAAGACCAGTTACGTTATAAACGAGTTTTAGGGAAGGCAGCCGTTCGTGTAACTTTGGATGGATTTCCCCATAGGGCTGATTTTCTGGCTTCGGAAGTCGTTGTTTATGGAAACAGCGAGGAACCAATAATGAAACATCTTTTGGAAAGAGCCGAAAAGGAAGGCATGGAAATATGGAATATGTATGACGGCATAGAAGACTATTTCTCCATTCAATCTCCGGTGAAACAATTTCTTCAAGAGTATCCGGATGTTTCCAGTTTTAAATACGGTCGTGAGGGACTGATTTTCCGGGGAAATAACCAGCCGTTCCCTGTGCCGTTTTCTGATATTACCCATGTGGAGAGAAAAAATAATCGTTTGTGCTTCACGCTGAGGGATGGTATGGTAATTATGGCTTCGTTGTTATCGGATGACTGTTATGTCAGGTTGCCACCGTCTGATTTTGATGTCAGATCCTTTTGCTGAGGTGTGATTTTTGATTTTTTTAGTCTCTGAAACCCTTAATGAAGACAGTACTTTTATTCTCTTGAACAATAAGAAGATAACAGTATATAAGTATGTATATATTAATCGAATAAGGCTTCTGGCGGGCTGTTTTTTAAGGGGTAATCGGACATTATTTTTCCATTTAAAGCGCTATCTTTGCGCATCTAACTAAAAAACTTTAAAAAATGACTAAAGCAGATATTATTGATAAAATCGCTAAATCAACCGGAGCGGAGAAAGTTCAGGTTTCTTCTATCGTTGAAGCGTTTATGGAAAATGTGAAAGGCTCTATGGCTTCGGGTGAAAATGTTTATTTGAGAGGGTTCGGGACGTTCCATATTAAGCATCGTGCGGAGAAGGTGGCACGAAATATATCGAAAAATACTACGATTGTTATTCCGGCTCACAACGTACCGGCATTCAAACCGGCAAAAGAATTTGTGGATAAGGTTAAGGAAAGCAAGTGAATAATATAGCGAAATATAATCTGAAAACTTTTGCAATATCAGCCATCGGGTTGATATTGCTGTTTTGTGTGCTGACTTATATAAGCGCTCCGAAAACCGATGGGTTTGAGTTCAGTTCCATTAATCCGTTGGGCTTCCTGGAAGGTGCTGTGTTTGCGCTGGGCTTTGGTCTGGGATTTCCGCTTTGGCTGTCGGTAATTGTGATTAGTGCCGTTTCGTTTCTTATTTTCATGGCGTTTTTGTGGCTTTGCCGCAGATATATTAAATGATAAAGGACATCATTTGGATGCCCTTTATCGCTTTCTGGTTCTTTAATATCCGTATGCTTTTTCTACCTGTTTGTCTATTACATCTTCTGTCGTATTTTTAAAGTAATGTTTGTAAATGGTGTTAGGACTATTACCAGCCATTTGAGCTACAATTATGGGGTGGATATTATTGTCTATCATCTTTGAGATAAACGTACCACGAGCCGAATACCACGTCAATTTGCCTTTGTACTTTATTAGCCCTTTCACTTTTTTGAGTGTCTTGTTTACTTTATCACATAATCTTTTCAGGCGGCCTCTTTTTTGTGCCTCTGTTTGATGTTTGTGGGAGAATACCGGCAATAGATAATCTCCGTAGCATTTGTCTTTGTGACGGTCAACAATAGCCTGAGCTTTCGCAGTGAATTTCATACGGGCTGTTTTAGGGAATTTGATACGCTCGTAGTTGAGTCTGCCGTCTTGGTCGATGCAATCTTTAGTCAGATATGCCACGTCGATATTAGCCATACCGCCCGTGTAATAGCTAAACAGGAAGAGGTCGATGTGGAATAGCTCTAACCGGGAAAAAAGACTTCTGTCGATGTTCTCGATTTTAGTGATTATATCAGCCGGTAAGGTTTTGGGGACAAAAGGCTTTGCTTTGGCCTTTGGCTTTGACTGTTCAAAAACAGTGAGGTCTATATCCGGAATGCGCATTTTGTCTGCATAGAATAGTAAACCGTAGAATTTACGCATACGGCCATATAGATTTCCCTCGTTGTGTCGTTCTGCTGCCCGCTTCTGAATAAAGAATACGTAATCGTTTACGAACTCGGTGGTGATTTCGTTGAAGTAGTAAGTAGAGAACGCCCGTTCGTATTTCTCAATGGTGAACTGGTTTAAGGTCGTGCGCAAGTCTTTGTAGGAACGAGCCGTACCAACACTGGATATTACTTGCCCGTGTTTGATACGCTGCCTCTTACTTATCTGTTCAATGATAAGATCGAGTGCTTTCGCTACAGAAATTACTTTTACTTCCTGTTTTTTCTGTTCTTGAACGTCGAAGTGATGCGACCATTGTACAGGAGCCCAAGGTTTGTTTTCTACTTCCCAGTCTTCTGCCACTTTCAGGTATTTTGTTTTGAGGTCGAGCAGTCGTTTGTTTTTCTCTACCGCCTCGGACGACTTAGATGTGAAGCACTGGGTTTCGTTATCCCACTCACTGAATGGTCCCGTGATGCTTAATACTTTCGGAACCCTGGCATAACCCGTTTTGAAGAAAATCATTTCCAGTTTGACTAACTGGGGAGATTTGGGGTTCTCCTTGCCCTTGATTGTTAATGAAAACATAACGCATTAATTTAATTGTGTCCATTTGGCATCAGTTGTCCTTAATTGTCCTTAGTTGACCTTAATCGGACTACATGAAAGCCTACATCGTAGAGTAGGAGTTTCTACCAAAAAAGGGTTATTTTGCCTTTAATTAGCTTTTTGGGCTATAACCCTGCCTTGCACAATTTAATTAATGCGTTATTGTTCAGTAAGTTACGATAATATCATCGTAAATAGTCAAAAAGAGGGGTGTCAAACCAAGATACACCCTGTTTTTATAGGTCAATCTTCGAAAATGTTGTCCTGAACGTTACGATAGTCCTGTGTGCAGTTTTCGGTTTTTTTAATTTCACTGGCAA